ACAATTTTCGCTAATCACCAAATTTACAAATAGTTATAATTCATCGAACTCACGTTAAAAATAAATTTAGCAACTTCAAGGCCCGGATTAATAACATAGCTGCTTTGGGAAGACAGACGTAACTTATAACTCCTGTCGATTAAGGGAAAGTAAAATTCATGATAGCTCAAGTCAGAAAGTATATCAATCAGTCCACCAATACCCAAACTGCCTATATATGCAAACTCAATGCTTACTTCAGCCGTATTAAGAGTTGGTGTAGTCAGATCAAACTCCTTCCCGTCTTCTTCCGGCCAGTCGTTTTTGTCCGGCTCTTTCATAGCTGGAAATGCTACAAGATTATTGTAACTTCCCCTTGTAACACATATACCCAAGCTGGTATATGCATCTGTTCTGTCTATTAGTAATTGCCCTTTCATCGCTTAAGTGTTATCCCTTTAGTGTTAAGTGAATCAATTCCTAATTTCATAGAATACATGAATTGTTTAATATCAACAAGGTTTGCTGTATACCCTTCAATGTTAGAAAGATGGGCTACGATTATATCATGTCCTCTAACCATGTCGCTCATGTTCTTGTCCATGCTGGTAAGGAATGATAGTTTTTCGGCAATCTTCGCTGTATCCGACTGGATGACTTTCACACTACTGTTGATTTCGTAGGTATGTCCCTGAATGACTGTAAAGCGTCCGTTAAGTTCATCAACAGAATCTTGTGAAGCCGTTGCAACACCCTTCTTTGAAGCTTCACGTGATGATTCAGAACCAGAGCTACCTACTATTTTCTCCCAAGCTTCGCGGTCTGATAATGCACCGTTTACAATGTTATCCCATTTCGTTTTTAAATCATTGACATCATCTGTTGTTATACCTCCTTCCTTATCATTTGCCTTGGCAAAATCCTTATACCAGTTTTCTAACTCTGTTTCATAGTTTTTGGCAAACATTGAAGTGAAAATCGCTTTTCTCATGTATTCTTCGAAATTATCAGCAAAGTCCTGAGAAGAAGCATCCATATCCATAAGAGTATTTACAAAACTATCAAATAGGCTATCAAAAGAAGTCTGGGTTAGTTGTTCATTGATAGATTTAATGATTTCATTTTCGGTATCCCCATACTCAATAATATCATCCAAATACCCCCTGAAATCACCATCCATTTTTGACCATAACCCAGAATAATTGGTTTTTATCCATTCCAACTGTTCTGCTGACATATCAAGCATACTCCACATGCTACTGAAGTCAACACCGCCAAGGGATTTAGATATATCGCCAGCCACATCTTTCCAGTTAGTACCGTTGTAATCATAAGAACCTTTCCACATTCGATAATTCATAGAATGACTACCAGAACTTGCACCTGCATCCAAGCGCGAACTAGCTAGTTCCCTTGTTATTTTCCTCTCGGAATTTAATAAGTCCAATGCCTCTTGTCCGGCTTTTGTCGCTTCTATTCCGTAAGATTCTTTTATATATGCCTTTTTCTTATCTAGTAGCTGATCCCAGACATCTATCAAAGTGTCATACTGCTCAACAAGTTCATTGTAGTCGTCATAATCAGCACTTTTCATGAAACTCATATCTAGTCCAGTTATGGATTCTGTGTCCCTCGCGAAAGCGTCGGTTACAGTACTTGATATGTTTTCGATAATATCCATACCATATTGAAAAGTACCCACTTCACCTGCGGCATCTATAATAGATAAGATAGCCGAAATGATTCCACCTATTTTGGTTCCTGAAGAGCTTAGGGCATCAACAAGGGCTCCAACTGTATTTCCAATATCAGACAAACTAACATTCTCTTTGCCGAGCTGCACGATGGCATTGGAGATAGCAGTAATATTACTGATTGCCTTGTCTTTAGACTTTTCTACATTTGCCTGTGCATTAGCTTGATTTTGTTCTGCTGCGTTCTTTTTCTTCTTCGCTTTCTCTATAGCAACTTCATCGCCTGATTTCAATGCCTTTTCCAACTCCTCCTGTGCCTCTTTTACTTTATATACAGTGCCTTCATATTCAGTAAGAGAGTCCGTCAATCCTCCAAAGAAACCACCTTTATCAACCAATGCTGTATTTATGTTATTCAAAGCTTCTTCTATCACTTTGATCTGTTCCGGGGTGGAGGTTTTGAACTCAGGAGACCTTTTAAATTCTTGCAACTGTTTCTTTACCTGCTGTAATTGTTTCTTGGTAACTTTACTCATATCACCAAAGATCATCCCCCAATTTATATCCTCTTTGAGCTTACTTAGATCAAGGTTTGCTAATGCTTCATCCCATTCTTTTTGAATTACCCCCTTTCCACCGAATGTTGTTTCTTTATCCATAGCAGCACGGTACTTCTTGTCTATGGCTTCTTTCTTTTGGGAGAACGTACCATATTTCAATAAATATTCATTCATGGCGTCCTCTCGTTTCTGCCATTCATCGATACCTTGTTTAGTTTTGGTGTTCTCAATCACTTCATCATACTTAGAAGTATTAACCTTAACGGTAGAATCGTTGAAGGTTTGTTTTTTATATCCCTTGATTCGTTTTGCTTTCAATTCCTCTTCAGCATCGAACTTTTCTTTCTCCGCTTGGATATAGGCACGGATATAATCTTCCTTTTGGCGTTGGAGGGCTTGGATTTCTTTCTTGTTGTTGAGTTCTCTTTGAGAATATTCTTTGAGGAAGCCGTCAGACATGGCGTCAATCTTGGATTGGGAAAGTTGAGTTTCCATGTCCTCTTGTTGGCGTTGACGCTCTAACCCTTGCTTATCGAGAAGAAGTTTGTATTTCTCTGTTTCTTTACGGAGTTTTTCAGCTTGGTTTTCTTCTTTTGTAAGTTTACTTCCGGTCAGACCACCAAGTTTTTTATACGTCTTTTCAGCCGTTTCTTCCCGTTTTTTTGCTTCTTCATATTGTTTTGAAGTGAACTTGGACTTATCTTTTTCTATCTCAGATAAAGCTTTTTTGGCTTCATCCCATTCTTTCTTGGCTTTTTCATAATCTACTTTGTAGGTAGTCTTACTCCGTGAGTCGTATTCGGATTGAAGGATAGCTATCCTATTAGCTAATTCACTCTCCGTAGTTGAGCCTTTCATTGAGCCAATTCCTACATTTAAAGAATACCGTTTATTGTTTTTTCGAGCTTGTTGGAGTCGTTTCATCTCCTCAAGTTCTGTTTTAATTTGAATATCTGTGGATTTCTTTAAATCAAGTTGCCATTGTGCTAGCTCATCAGAACGAACATCTTCCTGATACAAGTCTCTTGACGGTTTTGCGAGTTCCAATTTTCTTCTTAAAGAAGATTCTGTTTCTCCTTTGTATTTTTCAGCCAATTCGAACTCTTTCTTAGATAGTCTATTTTTGCGATAATAAGGATTTTCACCTAACTTCTTCCATAGTGATAACATCTTCTCATATTCTTCAATCCTCGCTGTAGAGTCACTAAGATTCTTTTTATTTGTCTCTACCTTATTTTTAGTAACTTCCTCATTATACTCTTTCCATAATCCGATAAGGTCTTTAATATGCCCTTTTTCGTCTATGTATTTTTGAAACAGAGAAGGATACTCTTTTTTTATGGCCTCTATAGCCTTCACTCTGTTCATGGAAGAGGTATATTCGTTTTGAATGGTTGCTATTAAGTTCTCTAACCTGGATTTATGTTCTTCTTCTTTCTGTAAAGAATCTGCTTTTGTCTTGTTGTATTTCTTTTGAGCCCTTTCCGCTGCAGTAGTAGAATCATGTAAAGCCCACATTGCGGTTGCTGCGCCAACAATTAAGGTTGCAGCCAAAACATAAGGATTTGCTTTCATTGCAGCATTCAAGGCTAGTTGAGCTACGGTCTGCGCTTTAGTTGCAATAGTCTGTATTCCTTTGGCGACTGCATCAGCTCGTGCAGCTACTGTCCAGCTATGAGTTAATGCAATGTTCGTGATAAGAGCAGTTTTATACACCCCATAGGTGGCAATCATTCCTACAAGCACTTTACCTATAGTTTCATAGTTTTCTATCAGGGAAGTAGTCAATTGAATACCAGACATAATAATACCTTCCGACTTTTGCCCCATCTCATTGAAAGCATTATCCATAGCATCTTGCATCATTGAAAGCTGACCGTTGATAGTCTTAGAGGCGTTTTCGGACATTCCAAAGAACTTGCCACCGGCAGAAGTAGCATCAATAAACGCCTGCTGTACCATTTCAGCGGAGATAGCCCCCTTGGACATTTCATCTTTCAATGTAGCAATAGACTTTCCTGTCTTTTCGGAAATGGTTTGCAGTGGATTAAATCCGGCATTGATCATTTGGTTAAGGTCTTGTCCCATCAGCTTGCCAGCAGCGGACATTTGGGAGAAAGCTAAGGTAAGAGAATTGAACTTATTGGATTCCCCCATGGAAATATCACTAATGGCTTTCAAGTACTTGATAGTGTCCTCTGCTTGAATATTGAAACCCAGCATCATTTTTTCAGCACCTACCATATCAGTCAAAGTAAGAGGCGATATTTTTGCCAATTCTTTAATTTGGGGGATGATTTGACTAGCAACATCTTTTCCAACCATTGTTTCAATTGCTGTCTGCATAGACTGAAACTCACCACGCACTCGGATTATTTCAGAGCCTAATTTCTTCAGAGCTGCAACGCCTCCAATAACACCTAACAATTTCCCGAAAGACAGAGACATCTTTTCATTTGCGTTTACCACTGTTTCTGTTTCTTTCTGATATAGCTTTTGTTCGTCTTTTAATTTACGCACTGACAAACGGGCTTGCGCTTGTTGAGTTTGAAGTTCGAACAATGCGCTCTTTTCCTCCTGTAATGCACTTTTTGCACCTTTAAAATCAGCAAACAAAGCATTTTTCTTAGTTGTGCCTTCTCCTGCTTTTTTATATGCTTCGCCAAGTGTCCGAACATCATGTTCAATATCCTTTATCAAAACCTTCTGTTTGATGATTTTTTCAGTTAAGGTATTGACAGCCTGTGCCCCCTCATAAACCTGTTCTTTCAAGACATTACCAATATTGACATTGCCTGAAACATCGCTGAAAGTAGAGCCTAACTTGCCATTGCCAACACTCGCAATTCTCTGGTTTAATCGCTCAATATGCTTTTCAAGTCCATCAATTTGCCTTTGAAATGATGAAATACCCTGCACTTCATTAGGGAAGTTCTTCATTATTTGTTGCACACGTTCAAGACTTTTCAACGAAATCTTTTCAAATGCTGCATCAATCCTCCGCCCTTGAATTTCAGCCGAATTTCCAAGTTCTACAAAAGCCTTTTGAGACTCACGAATTTTTCGCATTACTTCTTCATTGTTGTATGTCGCATCGAAATGTAAGTTTCCCATATACTCTATTTTATTAATCAAAAATCAACAACCTTTCAAACTTGTTTCAACACAAAGACTTCAACGAAAGATTCGAGATAAAAGTAGACAAATGTGATGTAAAAAGAACTTTTCAAATAGTTTGATATGCAACAAGACAAAGATTGTTGTGAAATAATTGGGAGTAATTAGATTTCTTGGTAGTTTTGCAAGAAAAAAAGTAAGAACATGAATAAAATAACATTTCTATTACTATGTATTGCTCTGCTATGGGGTTGCTCTACAAATCATAATATTGACTCTGCTATAAAAGATATATACGGTTCAAATGTGCCATCCAAAGAAGAGGATGGGGCTTATATTTATGTCTTAAACTATCTTGAAAAAGAAAATAAACAAGACGCAGATTTAGCAAAACTAAAGGATAAAATAGATAAATACACAAATTCTTTATCCGAGAATGTAGGAAACGATGTTTCTTCTAAATCAGATGCTAATACATCTGCAACATGTAAAGACGATTGTTTAAGTGACTTCTATAAATGGGAAACTCCATCTATTCGTGTTGTGCTTATTTCACGCAAGTGTATAGACAATAACGGTAGAGACATTACAATTATAATAACCAATAAAGGGTGATTCACTCACCCCTTACACTTAAAAGCATCTGTGCTGATACAAATTAACTACTTATCTTTAACTTTGAAAGTTATTAAATCAAATAGTGCAATTCCTAAATCATATATTACTTCAAGATAATATATAAATGCAGCGATTACAAAAGAGTCAGAAACAATATTTATCACTGATTCTTCAATGATATTTTTATTCTTAAGAAAGGCGCATAAAGTTTGAATTACGAACAAGCATACCAAAACAACTATTTGCATAATTAATCCATGCTTCAATTCATTAAAAGTTGCCGTAGAATGAATATCCATCTTTTCTTTTATCCTGTTTATTTCTGAAATAATAAGGGTACTTGTAGGTATGTTAATTGCTAGAATTGTGGTAAGTAATGATATAATATTTGAAGAGAATCCTTTTATAAACTCTCTATCACCATTATTTGCCAAATAACTCAATAATGATGCGATTGCTAAGTATGCTATTATTTTTATAGCTCTATTCATCAAACTATACTCTTTAAAATGTCTTTTATATCATTTGGATTTCCTATTATTTGTAGTTCATCCAATTCTATTTCCTTAGTAGTATGACCTGTTCTTATTTTCCTCCTAAATCCTTTGAGTCCAATAGCAACTTCTGATCCACAATCAGCTGCACCATTATTCAACTCTTGAATATCCTTATCGTTTTCATCGATATATAGAGTTTTATCTTTTTCAGCTTCAAATTCAAGCGTAGTTGTAGAACTCCTTGTTCGTGCACTTGCATTTTTCAGCATTTCAGGAATCAACGACCTTACTCTAGGTAAATTAGGATAATCAAATTTAAACTTAATACTTGTGATTTGATCTGAATTCGCATTTACAATATCCCAAAACTCACTTCTACTATACTCCCTTCTAATAGAGATTTGCAGAAAAGCATCCTGTAATACTTGTCGCACAGAATTTGCAATAATACTAGCAACAACATTAGTGTCTGAAAAAGCTAATAAATCTTGCTGAATAGCCATTCGTTGTACTTCTCTATCATTATGTATAATTACATAAGCACTTGGCTCATTCAATTCTTCACTCACTTGAAAAGACTTTTCTATGATAATTTTTCTTGGATTAGATATCTGAAAAATAAAAAAATCATTTGTCTTAACTATGAAGTGAACGTTATGCTTTTTATTTCTGTATGCAAAGATAACATCTTTCAAAGCTTCAGCAAATTTAATATTCTTTTTCTCCATTGCTTTTTTAGCCTCCAAGTCAGGATCGCAAAATAAGGTACGTTCTTGATATATTGGTTTAAATTGGTATGTGTAAATATTGAAAATCATAGTACTTGATTTATATCATTATTTAATCGCGTTTCTTGAAATGTTTATACAATCACAAATAAACACACAATTATGAAGAAAATCAAGTTTTTACTATTTTTTTCTTTGATTCAAGCAACATTTTCTCAAAATACACTCAAATAGAACATGCGCACGTCAATCTAACGACGTGCGCATGTTGTTTAATTCCTACTGTTAAAAAGCTTATGTAAAATATCCATATCTTTGAAGTTTCCTTCAAGTAAGCATGACATATCCTTTCCTATGGAAATTAATTCAGCCTTATTATCTTTAAAATTATCAAGTGCCCTAATCTTTTCTATAATTAACTGGATGGTCTAAAGATGATAAAGAAGCAGTGATAGAAGGTATTTTTATTGGAGAAGTTAAAGCAATTGAAGACTGCACTAATTAGTTCAAATTCTCATAACATAATAAAAGTAATTAAAGCCGGATTTCTCCGGCTTTTACTTTACCTACCATAGTTCTACAAAGTCACCACGATGGTCGAATTGGAGAAAATTGTGGCTGAAATCAAAGAAAAGTAGGAAAATAGTTGATTAGTTAAATATTGTTTCTACATTTGTGTATTGTTTAATATTTAAAACACACGATTATGGAAAATTTTCTGTCCTCACTAGGGTTTGATGTAATCACAACAATAGTATCTGCATTTATTATATTTTTATGTCGTAATTTTATTATGATTACCCTAAGTTATATTATCAATTTGTTTTCTACCGATGATGTTAATATAAATGGAGTATGATATGGACGACCTATTGGAGATGATTACGAGGACCCTAATTACGAGGAGAAGATAATAATTCATCGACTAGGTAAGAATGTTATTGGAACAGTAGAAACGATAAATGGCATTTTTAAAAATAGAAAGTATTACTTTAAAGGCAAATTTTGCAATTTAACTTTTGTAGTCTGGTATAAATCAAAAGATAATAAAAACATGGAGATGGGAAACTACTCTCTTTGCTTCTTAAATTGTGGTAGTGAAATGGAGGGATATGTTACATATTATCGGGATGATAAGAAGGAGATGAAAGCGGCAAAATATATATTGAAGCGCAAAGGTTAGATTCTAATATTTAGTGAATATTTCATTTAACATAATGCAATTTAACGCAGTAGTGGGAGCTATCCGTATAGGAGACAATACTCATGTAGTGAATAGTAAAGAGGATATTAAGAAACTGGCTGAGAAACTTTAAAATTAGAAGAACATGAAAAATAATAAAAAAATAAAATATAAAAATAGATTTCGATGTCAATACCAGAAGGGCGATACATGCATAAGTGAGAATTTCAATAGCAATAATCCAATTTCTGCTCCAGATATTATATTGACATTATCAAAGTTAGCAGTAAAAGTTAAAGAGGAGATTAATTCAGAAGTCGGTGGAAGAGTTGCATTACAAGTACTCAAAATTCACGAATATTTCATTAAAACAGTAAATTTGCAAAAACACGGAAATAGAAAAAACAAGAGTTACTATTTTGACCCCAAAGCAAAAAATAAAACAGATAGGTCTGAAAGGGTCGATTTAGAGATTTTAGGTGATTATGGCTTAGATAACAAAACTCTTACGCTCTCAACTTACATAAAAAGATATAGACAAATTAAAGGATGGGAATAATATTTTAACAGTCCACCCAACGCCTGCAAAGGCCTGCCAATCAATATATGTCCAATAAAGATGATACTATGACAAATGAAGAAATAGAGGAAAGCTTGAAAGAGGCTGATGAAATGATTAATAACTTCAAAGAACAAGAAAAGCAAGGATTACGGGATATTCTCCGGTATTATGATAGAATACATGATAAACTTTTCTCCTTCAACAATATGCTAATTGCTGGATATTTCGTAATTATAGCTATGCCAAATTCTCAGACAAATCCATGGTGGATTTTACTACCCATTTTTAATATGCTAAATTTGGTCTTTGTTGATTACGAAATGATGGAGAAAAGCCGTTTTGAAAGTGCAATAATGAGCAAATCACAGAAAGAGATACAAAATCATGGGAAAAGGATTAGCAAAACAACATGGCGTTCTTTGTTTACCATTATTTCGACATTGATAGTCACATTTGTTTTTGTAATACAATTAATAAAGCTAACATAACAAAGCCACCACGATAGTCGAATTAGAAAAAATGTGGATGAAATCAAAGAAAAGTAGGGATAAATTTGCTTTTGTGTGGTTTTGTATGTTGATTTGTAGAAGTATTAACACATAAAAGCACGATTATGAGTGTACTCAGCGCAAATACTTTGTTTCATTTCACAAAAAGTAAAGAGAATCTTACGAGCATATTAAAAAGTAATTTCCGACCAAATTATTGTAATGAAAGGGCTTACTTTACAGATGAATACCCCAATTGGAATATTCCTATGGTATGTTTTTGTGATATTCCTTTATCCCAAATAAAAGAACACACATCATGGTATGGGGAATACGCCATAGGGATAACAAAAAAATGGGCTATTCAGAATAATGTTAATCCAATACTATATATTAATGATAATATTGAACTGATTAATACTTTAAAAGAAAACCTCAAATTTTTGCTTGATTTAAGAGATAAAGAAAACTGTATAAATAGTAACATACAGCCATATATTACCAATCTTTTTTATCAATGTGCTTATATCAAACCTTATGAAGGAGAACAATATAACCACAAGCAAAAACAGGTAAAGACTAAACGTTTTTATGATGAAAGAGAGTGGAGGTACATTCCATCAAGAGCTAAATTTTCCGAACCCAATTCTATGTTTCGTTTTGGTAATGATTCATTTATTAAAGGTGGATTTAATAGCTATATCACAGATGATTTAGGATTGAGTTTTGAACCTAAATACATAAACTATATAATAGTATCAAAAGAAAAGGAAATATTAGAAATTAAAAGAGAAATCGAAATGATCAAAGGTGAATACTCTCGGAATGATGTTGAATTACTTACTACCCGTATTATTTCAATGGAACGAATAAAAGAAGATTTTTAATATAATGCAAAACACTGTCACCTGCCCCAACTGTGGGAAGAAGTTTAAGATGAAGGAATAATACAATAAAAGTAAAAATACTATGAAACGATTTAGAATACCTTTAATATTGTTAGGCATATTAGTTTTATATTGTTTAGCAATGTACTTCTCAAAAGATGTTGCAACATGGATATATGGAGAAGTTCCAACAGATTGCAACAACGACACCCTCACAAGAACTGGACAATTTGGAGATAGTGCAGGGGCGATAAATGCACTATTCTCAGCGCTAGCTTTCTTTGGTGTTCTTTGGGCCTTAATAATCCAAAGGCAAGATTCTAAAATTACTCGTTTTGAAAACACCTTTTTTCAGATGTTAAGCTTACAACAAGAAATAGTTAAAGACTTATATTTCTCTTACGAAAAAGATGCAATAACGAGAATAGACGGTGACATTTCAGGACCAACTACACAAGAATCAAAAGAACAACGATCAATAATTGGACGAGAGCTCTTTAGGTATGCTTTTGAAGAAGCTAAACAGCGCTTGTATTTTGACGATACCTGGCATTCCTATAAAGGTATGAAAGGATTAATCTATGCAAAAGGAAAAGAGATTTACGAGAATTCATATATCGTTCCATATTTTGACCACTATTTTAGACACTTATACCGAATAATTAAATTTGTCGATGAAACAGATTTATTGCCTAACAACACTGAAATACGTTACAAATATACTAGTATAGTAAGAGCGCAATTATCAAGGTATGAGTTAATATGGATATTCTATAATTGCTTATCGGGTAATGGAATAACGAAATTCAAACGTCTTGTCGAAAACTACTCTCTATTAAAAAATATCCGCATTGAATTATTAGCTACTTCAGAAGATAGAGAACTTTATAACAAAAAATGCGAAGAGAACTATATTGAGCAAACAACAGATTTCAGCAAAGAGTACAAAAGAATAGCTTTTGTTCCAGAAGAACAACCTAAGAAAAAATACAGATATATATTACCTTTCATTTTGGACATTAATATACGAATATATCGCACACTGAAAAAGTAACAAACTCACCAAACGCCCGCACCCAGTTTGCCGACCAGTGCGAGCGTTCAATAAAACACTAATACTATGAAATTATATAAATATAGAGCTGATATATATAGAGATTTGTTGACTCTTGTCAATAATCAAATATATGCGCCAACCGTACAGAATCTTAACGATCCAGCTGAAACTATGGTCAATGATAGTAAGATATATGAAGTTTTTAACCTCATAGAGAAAAGTGGACTTCCTATAAATATAGCAAAAGATAATTATGCAAAGATAATAGCACAAGCTAGAACTAAATTGGGAATATTCTCTTTAAGCAAAACAGTCTTTAATGAATTACTATGGGCATATTACGCTAATGGACACAAAGGTTTTTGTATTGAATATGATTTTGAACAGCTACAAAAATCTTTTCCAGATGGACTCTTGCAAAGTACTTTTGAAGTTCAATATAATAATGATACCCCAGAATTTTCAATAAATAGTATAATTAATTATTTAGAAAATGATGCACAATTTGTAAAATGCATAATTGCTACTAAATCAATGGCATGGGAACGTGAAGAAGAAATTAGAATAACTTTATATTCCTCTGGCTTATTTGAAATATCACCCGAATCTGTCACTGGGATATATTTTGGTCTTCGAATGGCTGAATCCGACAAAGAACTGGTAAAAAACTCTTTGAAAGGTCGAAATATAAAGTATTATCAAATGAAGCTAAAGCCTAATAGCTATCTATTAGAAGCTGAATTAATTAAATAGAGTACTAAAATTAAGATGGAGGAATGAATGATGAATATTGGAATTTTGATAATAGGTATAATCCTGATAATAGGAGAGTTAGTTTTAGGCTTAATCTTATTATTTGGACAATCATATGTAAAAAAGAAAGGAGAACATGTTGCAGATAAAGAAGATTCGCGTGGAATTGCATATGAGCAAGAAAAAGGAAAGCAATTGGCTACACAAGAAGATCTCAAAAAAGTTACTGAACTTATTGAAAACATCAAATCAGAGATTAGAGATATTTCATACAAAAAGCAAGACAAATTTATCCAATTCAAGGAAGCAGTAATTGATTTTAATCTTAGCGTTCGATTGTTGGTTGAATACAATATTAAAGATATTTCTGTCACAAACACGATCTCCCCTAGTTCTGAAAAAATAAGGAATAAGCTTAGCGATTTACAATTTAGATTTGGGGAATCATCACACCTATTAGGAAAAATATCCATTTACTCTGAAAAAGATGACGAAGAATGGGTTGCAAAGATGCACCAAACATTTAATAAAATCCTCCCTCTATATAAGCTAACTATAACTATGCTAGATTCATGCGCATTATGTGCTGATAATATTTTGAAATTTAGAAATGAGAATGTTGATAGCATACATATATACAATGATTACAATAACATAATAAATCAATTCGTTCCGAAGCGAAATGAGATAGAAAAAGATGCCCACAATGCCATCAATGAAATAGAAGCACTGACAAAAGAAAAACTCAATATAAAATACAACTCGTAGACAAAAAATAAGAAGCCGGATTTCTCCGGCTTCTTATTTACTCTCTAATCATCTCCCTGACTAGTTCCCTATTTCTCGGATCATCTGCATTTATCACTTCTCCTGCACCTTTTCCAAGTAGTTTTCGTTCATCCTCACTCAAATAAATAGTAGTGATAGCATCAGCCATGAGCATCTTTAAATTGGCATAGCTGATTCCCCATACGACATAATCCATCGTCCATCCGTAACGCTGACAGGCAAAGTCTATCAATGTTCCATAGGTACTATTGCCCCCGAAAGTAATACTATTATTATCTTTCTTAACTGCAGCTATTCTGTTACGCTCTAAGCGTTCTTTATCTATCCCGAAGAACTTGATAAACTCTTCTGTATTATCTCCGGATAGAACGATTGTAAACATGGTAGCAAGCTCCTCCACTTCCAATTCTGAAAACTCTTTTGTCCGCGCCTCTATCTTAACACTATCAAAGACATCCTCCTTCCGGTTGAACGTAAAGTTAGACAGTATTCGGCAAACGACCTCTTTCTTTTCAGTACATAATCGAATGGCTTCCAAATATGGATTAGTAGATACCAATCTAGCATCAGCTCCCAAACTCTTGAACAATCCTGCAAGGTGATAAGTCATCCCCAACGTAGGAGGATATAGGTAAAATTGCTGACTACCAATATTGAAACCAATAGGTCTCTCAATGATGGTATCAGCAATGTTCATTTCAAGCAATTCTTTATCTTTCATAATGCTGAATAATTAAAGAGTGCTGTTGAAAGCACTCTTTTAAAAACAATATTCTCAACCCTCTGGAGCAGTAGGTGCTGTATATGGTTTTACTTGATTACCCGTAGCTGGTTTCAAGACATCAGCCGTATACTTCCACTTCTTACCTTCAGCCGTGTCAAATGTATCTTCTACTGACACAGTAGAGCGTTCAATCAAGAACCCTTCACATTCAGGATTCTCCGGTGTCAAACGGAAAGCATACTCATCTGCGACTACCCCATCTTCGTCTTCAATAGGCTTAGTACGTCCTTTAGCAGCACGAATTTCGAACTCAAACGTATAAGTGTTCTTTGCATACTTAACAGCTTCATTCTCACCGCCTTCGACTTTAGCTTCTTTCTTCTCACCTTTGGTAGGTGTCAACTTTGTAGAGTTTTCTACCGGATCATACGGTAACTTAGTCCATGTCGTAGGTGCAGCGCCATCAGCACCGCACTTACCGAATTCAATTGAGGGTTTACCCCATGATAATTGTGCCATAATCTTTTATTCGTTAGATATTTGAATTAATAATTTATTATTGATGAAGTGCTCGTCTTTACCGCTCACTTCTAATACACGCTGTTTGGAGCCTTTGGAATCAACCCGAAAGCCAGCACCTCGGCAATTAAACAGAAGTTCATAAGACATCTTGCAAAGCTCGCGCAATCGGATGGTATTCTCTTCTGCTTGACCGTCCCGGATATAATCAGGAACATATATATTCACGTTAACAAAAGCCTTTTGCATCTGACCACTACCGTTGTCGAGAATGGAAATGACAATATCCTCTTTATCAGAGCTGGTAGGGCGTTTTGTTTTCTTCAACTTCCCGGTAACAGCTTTTTCTAAAGAAGAGCCTTTTATAACCGCATAAATCGCGTCCTTTATTTCTATATCCGATTTCATTTCGCAACTTGATTTCTAAGTTTCTCCATCACATTGTAAAATTCTGCATGTGCTAATAGTTCAGCAGATGCAAGAACAGATTTATTGTCTCTGGCTTCTACAAGTTCGGCATAGTTCATTCCAGCAACAACGATAAGAGCATAACCGTTTGAATACTTCTTCGCACGTTCTTCAGCCAAAGCCTTTCCCGCCCTTGAACCTTCCGAGCCATGAAGTACAGTTCCAAAATCAGAGCTTTTAACAATACGACCATGAGCGACAACCACATAACCTACAGAACTTCTTAGATTACCAGTTTGATTGAACCAGCTTTCTTCTTGTGCTCTATCTCTAGCTTCAGCGACACACATATCACCCAAATTTGAGAGAGCCTGAATAGCTATTTTATCTACCCGTTCAGTTTCTGCTTTAATCAAAGCGTCAATTTCACTCATTGATGTAGTAATTCTTATAGCCATAACTTTGCATTTAGTTGCCCTCTGTGGAATCCTTGAACCTGCTTTTCAGCTACAATAGCCCCATTATTCAGAAGTCGGATAATATCGCCACATTTGAACTCTCTACAGTCCTGATTCAAATAGACTACATACTGATACACATAAGTCTTCCCATCTTCGAAGGCTATTGTATTGGCTTTCCCGTTCGGTTCATATCGGCAGGGAATGCTACCTTCAAATGAAGATGTACCGGGATGATAATCACCGTTATTATCTTCGTAACCTCCAGTGTTTACTTGGTATTGCAATATATGAGGTCTGAACTGTATCATAAATAATCTGCTATATCAAGTACTTTAATCCTATTCCCTAACGCATTGGGTAAATCATACTCACGGCATAATACTGTATAGTAATCCTTAATTCCCTGGATATTCCAAGACATAGAGAAACCACTTTCGCTGATTGAAGTGGCACGGAGTAGGAGAGAGGGGATGAACTTTGCGATAGCCACCGACACCCGCATGCGGTTATCCTCATTCATTTCATCCTCTCCGCTTATCTTCGAGTTCAGACACATATCCAAAAGGTCAGCCTCCGACAAGTTAATGCCGAAGGTTTGGAACTTTTGTTTTATGTAGTCTCTTGCTTTCATGTTAATATGGTGTAATCAGTCGGCTATAGGAAGTATTACTATAATGCGTGCAATACTTTGACCTGTATAGATATCGGAACGGACATTTAGGCACTACGGTTGGTTTGTTCTCAATGGTTATAATTTCAATACTGCATAGAGGTGGAGCGATATTTATCGCAAGAACGTTCATCGGAGCAATAGAAATGACACCAGCTTGAACAGTAGGCGTATCAACAAAGCTAATAGGCGCATCTACAGACTTAGACGGGATTGATTCACTGAAACTGGACGCTTGCACACCTAGAGATGTAAACAGCATCATAAACGAGCAAAACAGAAAACAAATAAACTTTTTCATCTTTTCTTGATTTATAAATTATACATTTGTCAGGGTGTAGTCTCCCACACCCTGACCTTTTACTCAATACCAAGAGCAATTTTTAGTTTGGAATTTGCTTCTTCGTCAAGTTCGGCAACCTTATCAAGAAGAGTTTTCTCCCCCATGTTTCCAGTCACTTGAACACCGATACCCTTCAACGCATCAACCAAACCCTTTTTCTCAAATTCCTTTTCAAAGAGGGAGATTTTAACCTCTTTCTTTTCTTCGGGAACTTCGACCCGTTTAGCGAGTTTGCGACTTTCCAAGTCCTGTACACGGGCTTCATCCTTGATGTCAAAGGAATCTCCACAGTTATATAACCGATGAGTGAATTTATCGCGGAAAACACTAGTCACTATTACTTTCATGCCTGTACAGTTTTAGAGTCCATACAATAAATTCTATCAACATTGTCGATTACAGGAACTACCATAGCCTGAGAAGAAGTAAATTCCTGAAGAGGATCGTTCTTCGCATACTTAGACAATAAAATGAAGTCATCAGCTTCCTGATAGACTACCCCGGCAACCGGTCTTGTCTTTTCTGCAAGTGTGGTCCATACCAAAGAGCCTAACTTTTCATCACAAGTAAATACGGCCGTACCATCCTTCCAGGGTTTGTGAGACTGGCGTACGCCATTAATCTCAGTCTTGATCTTGCGGTTAATACGATGGAGGGTAATACTAAACTTCTTCTTTAAAGTTTCAGTGGCAGAATCCAAGTCCAAGGCCGGAACAGAGGTGCCGACAAACTTATTGATAAAGGCCCATTGTTCTCTAGCCTGCTGATTGGTATAGAAAGCATTCAGCCAAGTATCATCAGCCCAAACGTCAGTAATGGTATTGCTGTCTTCGTCTGCCTTATCCATTACACGTTTGATATCATCCACAACTTTAGCATCTGCACTACTCCACAAAGCAGCAACACCAAACTGATTTTCATCCTTATACCCATAAGATAACCTAATCCCGGTTCCGTTATTTCTCGTTGATAGAGCAACACCAGTAGAAAGGCCGGACAAGAACATATCTTCAATACGCTCCCAAACACCTTCAAGACATCGTGGGGTATCAGCAAAGATTTTATTGATAATAAGATTCACTGAAAGTCCCTGTGCAATCATATTATCAATATCCTTCATCTGCTTTTCAGTCAGGTAAAGTTTCATTCCCAACTTGGGAATATCACCTGTGGCAGTGGAAAGAGAATCACGCTTTTTCAGCGGAAGTTCTGAATCTAAAGATACAACATCGGCAGCCACACGGCTGTAATCAGCTAATATGCTGGCCCACTTCCCATCAGCAGAGAAATCTGGATTAAGCAGATTTTTATACATATAAGTCTGCTTAGTCTTGTTTCTTTCATTTATCTTCTCAACAATGGATAACACCAACTGAGGAAAGAACTTTTGAGCGTACTCGAAATAAAATGATTTTTCCATTATGCTTCCTCGTCTTTTCTAAATTCAACCAAAGGCAACGCTGCTTTCAACGCATCCAAAATAGCATTGTAAGGGTACGGAGCTGCTGCCGGATTAACTCTACCTCGTGTCATGATTGCAGCAAAAGGTTTTGCAGTACGGATAGTACCTTTAATAATACCTGCATAGGAATATCCTTCAGGAAGTGCCGCAAATGCAGTTCCTTCTGCATTAAGGGGCATAGGTTTGTATGTCCCGGCACCATCAGTAATGGCAGGAACACCAGCCTTAATTACCTTCAATGGATAACCGGTCACATCCAAAGAACGCCCACCGTCAATACCGTCAAGGTATTTAGCAATAACGATGTTATCATTTCCTGTGATAATCTCGTTCGGTTCATTGTTTAGATTCACTTTTGTCATCTTTCAATTTTTAATGGATTAAAGAATTTGCAATGTCTGAAATCTGTTCCTTAGACGGTTTTCCGTCATCAAGGACGTGTCCCAGTCTATTGCTTGGTAAATTTGCCGTCTTTAGGTTTGTTGCGACTGTAGTAAGGTGTGAGTTGATTGCTGCTTCATCCGCTTCTGCAGAAATAGCAAACCCCTCTTTGATACGCCATTCGGGGATACCTAACTCTTTGGCTTTAGACAAAATCGTATTGGCTCTGGCAGACTCGGCTTTTTCCTTCTCAAGAGCTTCGTATTTTTCTTGCAAAGCCTTGAATTCCTTCTCGCGCTCGACCTCTTTCTTCGAGAACTCTTCGAAGCGTTTGTCCATCTCCTTTTGCCATTCCGGTTTGTCCTTGTTTTCAGCGGCTTTCTTGGCATCTTCCTCAGCTTTCTTTCTCTCGGCTTCTGCTTTCGCTTCGTCTTCGGTCTTTTTAGCGTCAGCTAATGCCTTTTCACGTGCTGTTGTTACTCGTTTGTCAATTCCGCTTTGAAGACCTGTCAAAAAATCTTTTTGAGCGGCAACGACAACACTAAGGTTTTCGTCAGTTACAAGTCCTATTGCTGCAAGTGCATTGGCGTGTCCCTGCAAAATTTCATCACTTAACCCAAGGGCTTTATACTCTTGTTTTAAAGCATTGAAAATCTTTTCTTTCATATTGTATAAATATTAATTTGTTAGAAGTTTAATTTGTGGAAGTAAAAATACCACCAATACAGATAATTAGTTAATATTTAGACATTCCATTCACAACAACAGGACCATTGTTGTGAATTGGTCTAAAAGTAGTGAGTGAGTGGGTGGAAGGGAAATAATTAGAGAGGTAGAAAACAACAGTTTGGGAAATGTTGGAAAATAGCATGAAAAAGGCGTGAAACTTTTGTGGAATCACGCCTTATAATCAAATTACTTCTTCAAAGAATATAAATCAATCATTTCTTTATAACCAGAAGATGAAATTTTCCATTTCGCTTCCCCATTTTTTTCAACAGGAATGATTAGTCCTAATGCCAACATTTGCATTTTTATTGTGAGAAACTCTTGTTCGTATATTTCGATCTCAAATTCATCATTTGGATTATCAGGTTGATAATTTATCTCCTCTTCTATATAACTTTCAATAAACTCTTCTAGTTTATCATTGTTGATAGATGCAGTCAAATTAGGTAAAATGAATTTAAATAAAGAATTCCAAGTAGTTTCTAATATCTTATCTTCTAACCAATTATCACCACTTGGTATATAAATACAATATGTTATATTTAGTTTATCTTCTCCCTGTTGTAACTTTTTTTTTGATTTGAGTTCGTCTGATTCAGTTTTAATCAACTTTTCTTTCAATTTTTGGTTCTCTTTTCTTAAATCAAGAATTTCTTTATTTGCTTCAGCAGAAGAAACTTTATTTGCTTTTACCCACCCGGTACGAGGGGCAGTTTTCATTAGAGAGGTTAAACTTAAAACAACTTGAGCTGCCAGTCCATCAGCATTATCCCAAAATTTACAAAGTCTTTTCTTTACATCTGTTTTAAAAGCATCGAATAGTCCATTTACCTTCACATCTATTTCAACATACCTCTGAGGAAGGCTTCTGGGATCTTTGTGTACAAATGAAACAACAGGAATTCCTTGTTCTATTGCATATTCAAACTCTTTCTGCGTATAACTTTTCCCTGATTCTTCTTCAATTGAACCATAACGTCCCGCCACTATCAAAACATAGTAATCACATTCCCGAATGAGGCTTTTTATAACTTCCCATTGCGAAGAATCGGAAGCGTTGAAATATTCCATTCCGACAGGAAAACAATTCATTTGTAGAAGAGCCTCCATCACCTTTTTACGTTCTTCCTGTAAATCCTCGTATGTTGAGCTAACAAACACTTGATATTTCTTTTCCATAGTAATTTTATCGTAAATATAAATTTCAGTTACTTTTCTTATTTGTTGATTTCAGTTTTTTTTAATCGAATAATGTTCCTCTTCATACTCAATAACCAACTCAGATAGAATCCTTAACTCTATCAATCTCGGATCAGTCAATGGAGTTTCATCATCTGTCAAAGGAAGAAGTTCTTCTATTCTTTGACAGATTGCATCATGTTCTACCTCATTTTCTATCTTAGCCATCACATAGCAGGAGTCAATTCAACATTCAATCCCAATGCGGAAGCGATACGGTAAAAAGTAGAAACTTTAGGTTCCGTTCTTCCTGTTTCAACGCGGGAAATATAAGACTTATTAGTTCCGATCTTTGCAGCAAGCTCTGCCTGTGTCATATTAGCTTTCTTTCTGGCTTCCTCAATTAGTTGCCCTGTAAAGAAAGCATTAGCTCTATCCTCAGCAGCTTTACGCTCCGGGGTTCCTTCTTTGCCGAATGCGGCATCTAATTGCGCATCGACATCAAACATCTTTAGTTCTTTTTCGCTCATAATATTCTTTCTTTAATTTTAATGCTTTATCTATTTCTTTATCGGGCGTTTTCTGTGTTTTCTTCTGAAAGCCATTGAATAAAATCACAATCTGTCCTTCATCAAAACAGAAGAAAATCCGATAAATATTACTTTGCCACTCAATTCTTAACTCAAACAGGCCGTCTTTAATAGACTTCACATATTTAGCAGATAGCCTGTCTACGGTCTTTAACATGAGTAAACCGTATAATACCTTTTCTTGCGCACCTTTGTTCAAGGTGTCAAAAAAATCTTTATAGTAGTTTTCGTATGCTATTATCTTTCTGTTCATGTAGCAAAGATAGTAAAAGTTTATCAGTTGAGCAACTTTTGCGAGATGAATTTTAGCCAATAAACAAAAAATAACGGCAACTCTATCGAATCACCGCTATCCAAAAGAAGGGCTAACAGCCTTTACCTTTTTTCTTTGAACCTTTCTTCTTTCCCATGATAAAATGTTCTATTTATCCTATTAGAAAATTATAACCCTCGTAATTTTTATGACTAAGATGTCGGCTGATGTTCTTTTTCACTGATTTTTTTCTTTTCTGCCGCTTCTCTTAGAATCTTTTCTACCTCTTCATCTGGCTTATCAGTTATACCCAAGAGCCTAACAGCGGTATTCAATGATATTATTCCATTGGAATAAGCACTACCAATAGATGACCACCGAGTTTGTCTGTCTTCTTCAAATGGTTCTTGAAACTCAAACGAGACAACCAACTCGTCAAGGGGCTTCGCTTTATCTGGATGAAGGAATTTCAATACTGATATAATAACCTTTACTTCTCGGTCAACCAAGATGTCATATATCTCAAGATTCTTCAACCGCTTGATATAGCCGATAATCAAAGCCCTCTTTATGGCTTCTCCCGAAAGAGTACCCATACCTTTCATTCCTTCAAAAGACATATCAGGGGTAAGGGAGTCTTCGAGGATAGATGATTTCAAATCTTTCTTCTCGGCTTCACGTGTTTCAGAAGAAAGAGGAGGGTCTATGTATTCAAACTTAGAATCTTTCCCATAGTACTGAATCAATGTACCTATTGCATCCGGATCTTTTAAGTTTTCGATAACATCTGCTGTAGCTGCCGCCATAGGATCAGAGAAATAGTTATTGATATCTCCGGTTTTAGAATCAAGCATTTCCTCTCTTTCTGCCCGATGTTGCACACCCATCCAAGCCTTTTCCTGCTGATAGAATATAATGTTTATCTTTCCAGTTGGGTTCTGGTAAGTCTCCACTTCCCATCCCACTGTTCCCTTTTTACAGTTGAAATAAAAGTCTTTAGTTTGAATATCCCAATGTTGCACGGACTTACCTGATGATTTAACGGAATACCCGAAAGCAAAGGCAACCAATGTGCCAAACTGGTCAAACAAAGGTCTTAGTTTATACCCTGTGGAACGGGCCAGCACAACAACCTTGACTTCTGCCTGGTTACTTTCGTTCCTGTATAGATGATAAAGCTTTGCACTCTCTGTTTCCGCTCCGGCAAGCCTCTTTACTTTGCGCATGGTGACATTAAACCTCGTTTTATCAATGAAGTCAAGAAACATCTGATAAACATCATCATTGCCGTTTTTCTTTTCCCACTTAATCGGTTTACCAAGAAGAAAGAATAATTCTACTTCATTGATGAATTGCTGCCTGTTCCGGGGAAGCTTCTCGCTGATATACGGGTCTTTGTTCTTTCTGAACTTATTAGGACGCTTCATAACCTTGTGAAGTTCCGGCTTGTACTCACTTAAAGCGATATCCACTTCATCCTCCCTATTCTGCATCAGAGCGATGGCTGTACTAATATCACCATCCTTTATAAGTTGGAATATGTCTCTCTCAACACCCATTGAGTTAAGGGCCTTATTCCTGAATAGTGTTAATAATTCCTGTATATAATTCATAATCTGTAAATTTACCAAATTCCTAATTCTTCTTTTGAAACTTTTTGTGACTTTATTATCTTACCAAGAAGCTCACCCAAAACCCAGTAACGAGCGGCATCTATTCCGTGATTATCATGGTCTTCCGGCTCGTTGATATAGTTTCCGTCTTTATCCTTTGCCCATACATATTTTCTATACTCTCTTTGTAAGTTATACGAACGTTTGGTTATGTATATTTCATACTCCTTCATCTTATCTATACCCGCTACAACAGAACCGGGGTATTTACTTACAGCATATATCCTCACACCTCCGTTATGAATCTCTTGAATGGTTCTTGGGTCCGCACTATCAGCTATAGTTTTTAATCCCCAAGGACGTATAGATTTAATAATGTCGGATGACAGCAGTCCAGTTCGATAGTCTACTTCATCAAGATATAGGCGATTATCAATAACTCCACACCGAATTGCTGCCGTTGGATCATTGGTGAAACCAAAGTCAAGACCTAAACCGACTTTTTTGCATTCCTGCGGGAATTCGTCAATAATACCCCACTTCTTGAATACAGCACCTTCCGCAACATCAGCCCAACGACCGATAACCACGTGAGCATACTTTTCAGGATTCTTCTCTTTCATTTCCTGCACTTCCCGAAGGAACTCAGGAGAAAGATTTTCCAAGTTGTCAAAGTAGGTTGTATGGATATGCAGCACATTCGGATGGGTAGAGATTTGAACCTGCACACCGTCAATCTCTACAAGTTTGTGAGTGTTCTCAATGTATTTCTTATAGATGAAGTGATTGGAGTCGCAGGGGTTCATTATAATGATAATCCGGTTCTGAATCCCTTTCTTACGGATAGAGAGCATTATTTTATCGAACTCTTCTTCATTCGTCCACTCTTCCGCTTCATCGCAGACGAAAGTAGTGATACCCTGAATAGATTTTAGTTTTGCCGTCTGATTACCAGATGAAGTCTTGATGCCTCGGAACATGATACGGCTATTAGTCATTTTATTGACTATATCCGTCTTGGTAGTCTTGAAATACTTAGTTGTTCCGTCTAATTCTATCTTCTCCATCATTTCGGGAATGATAGACATACCAGCGGAAACCATCGTGTAGCGGGTGTAGAGAATCTGATGTATTATCTTCTCTACAGAAGTCATTTCAAAGGTCAACCGTTCGATGAAGGTGGAAGCATTGAAAGATTTCCCCGAATTATGTGTCACAGTGCCATCTGAGTGTAAATAGCGTTGATTTCCATCAAGACAGATACCACACCAATCGCCCATGCCAACTGACTCTATTGAAAGCTGAGATAGATGCCAATCCTTATTTTTACGCACTTCGTCTTTATTGATTTTCTTCCTTGATATCTTGCACGGGATTCTCCATACATCTCCGTTTATGAAAACACGATATACAAAACCGCAATCCTTACCATTACATCTTGCCAGCTTTTTATTGATACTTGTCCTAAACCCAAGTGTGTCGGCAACATATTTTATTTGCTTTGCAAGTTTCTCATTCTTTTGAATAATCTCATACCCATTCCTAAGCATACAACCATCCGTATCTATAAGTCCTGCAAGCAAATCAAGCCTTACATTTTCGCTATTTGATATATAATCTTGTGGAATATGCTTATTACTAATCAAATTATATTCACGCAGAGTGTCCATTAATGGATTTGTCAGACCTCCGTTCTTTGCAAGTCTATAAGTTATGGCATTTCCTCTTATCCCATTTATGGCTAATCTCATATTATTTCTATCCGCATATTCTCGCAAATAGTCTTTTATCTCAAAATCAGCGGTTGTTACTTGAGGAAACATGCTTGTTCCATCACCCAACCACACACCAAGAAGATAAGGCTCAATGTTCACATATTTTTCAATGTATGGTATTGAGTTTGATTTATAGCCACGGAAACGGTCTCTGAAACGCTTACTTTGATTCACAAAGTCGGTAATGCGCATATCCAAAAACTCAGGATAAGCGGTATATCTTCCATCTCTAATTGAATCTCCACTCTTTCTTAAGCTTATTATATGCGCATCATTCACAAAATAATCTTCCGCACTTGTTTGCTGGACACGAAACATTTCACTTTGTCCTCGCATCGTCCCAATTACCTTTCGTGGGCATCCATCATCACCCATGACAAAATCGCCTACTTTAATATCCTTGATTTGCTTTACCGTCAAATCAGACATTATTACTTCTTGCGTGGGTGTTTCACATCCACGACCGCCAGTGATAAGGATAATGAATTTCTCATTATCGGTGTACAGAGGGTGATAAATTTCCTGCGGCTGTATCATTTCAACTTGTCTTTAATCCATGAATCAATACTAATACCGTGATTTATGTCGGTAGGGATGTCGGCATCTTCATCAATTCTCGGTGCAGGCTTATTCCATTGCTCCGGTTTGCGGTTCTTTAACCAAAATATGCCAGCTGTTGTGTCGGGAGGTACTTCTTGGTCTAATTCCACAATCTCTACCCGTTCTTTTTCACATCTGCGACCTTCTTCATCAAAATACACGTCTTTTACTTTAATCGCTTGTTGGACTTTTACTTTCATCCCGGTAGCTTTCATGTATAGGGTGTTTTCGACCTTCAGTTCCAAAGGCGCGCGCCCGTTTTTTAATGCTTTGGATAATTCGGGTAAGTTTCCTTTCAATTCAGAGAAATACGTTTCATTGTAGCCGATGTTTGCAGCGATTTGCTTATCGTCTAATCCGTCTCTCGCCCATCCTTCTATACGAATAAGATTGTGAGGGTCTTTAAAGTCAAACTTCGGCTTTGCCATATTAATCTACCCTTTCTACCATATCAGACAGAACTTCACCTTTGATGTATTTCTCTTGTGGTCTGAATCCAAAACGTTGCAGGAATACTTCTTTATTATTTTGATTGCTAAATGTCAGCACTACGAATGTATCTACCGATTCTTCATTTTTTGTTTGAGAATGGTTCATCACTGCTTTTCTCATCTCACGCTTATTGTCATAGATTTCATTATTCAATTTCATTACCTCTTTGTCCGCTTCGCTCGGTTCTTCTATCGAAGGCAAATCTACTTCAACCCCCAAGATACCAACATCATTAATATCAAGACCGGCACACTCAAAATCTATATCATTCAGCATTGTTGCCAAAATATCAGTATTAAATTCTCCTTGAGCTTTTGTATTATTGAAAAAGATATTTTGCTCTTTTTCTTCTTTCTCTGACAAATCAACCATTGAAACAGTGAGGCTATAATCTTTATTTCTTTCAAGAGAATCCAATATAGATACACGTTGATGACCTGATACTATATTCATGGTATTCTTGTTAACCACTATCGTATCAAGTAATCCTACTCGTTTTATATTGTCTTTCAATTTCTTCTTAGCGGAATCTGAAATTCTACGAGGATTATACTCAGCATTGGCTATCTCGCTTCTGCTGATAGTCTTTGTCTCAAATTTTTGGTATTTGCTAATTTCTTCCATACTTGGCTTCTATTAAGTTGAACTCTTTAATAATCTTTTTATAATCTTCTGGATAGTGTTCTTTTATGTACAGTATGGTTTCTGGGCGAAAGTTTATGCCCGAACTCCCTCTTTTACTTCCAAGCTTCAACGGCTCCGGCAATTTATTCAACTTGATATATGAAAGGCAATCTTTGTTTGTCCAGTTTACGATGGGATAATACTTATCGTAATCAAAATGAATATCAGACTTTGCAGCTTTATTAAACATACCTCTACGGACAAAAGAGTCAGATACCTTCATTCCATAGACAACTACATCTGATTGATACTTTATTTTGAGATAGTCTTCGATATCACGCAACTTCAATCTTTTCAATCCATCAATATGCTTCACGCTCAACAGTCCTTGAGTTTTGAAGTTATATAAATCTGTATGGGGGAGCTGGATTATTTCTATATTGCCATAAGAACGCGCCCAATTAAAGAAAGGCTCTACAATATTCAATCCCTTCACATGGTATAAAAAGCAACATATAATCTTTTTAAACTGACTTTGAAGCAAATGCAATAAAACTATGCTGTCTTTGCCTGTTGCAGAAAAAAACAATATTGCCGTATCACTTTTATGCGATGCGTGCAATATTGTTTCTCTCGTTTTCAGCATTATTGAGGCATTCATTAATCACCTCCAAATGCAGCTGTAAGATCGGAACGCTTTTGCGCTCTTGTCCCGAACCCTGCTTGATGACCTACCGCCGCTTTACCGGCATTTACTCTACGACCACGATTTGAGATACCAGTGGTACGATTAATTCTTTTTCTAATACTTCCGACTCAGCTTATTTTTCACCTTTAAAAGTTTCTACTATATTGCCTAACTCAAATACAATATGCGCTATGGTGTATTCTTTACCTTTTTCTGTACCAGTAATAAAATCACCGTTTTCGTCAAATAAGAACTCAACACGGGCATCTTTTACTTCGACTATGATATACGGACGTTTACCCTCATACTTACCAGTAACTAACTTAAGTTGGTCGTACGCCTTTGCTTTAACCATCACTTCAGTATCACTATCTGGAACATCCTCTTCATTCTCATATTCTTTACCATCAACAACAAACAAAACGTAATCTTTAACATTACTCGGCTTTATTTCTCGCCTTTCAAAATCTTTTTTACCAGAAAGAATATCATCAAACGGCTTCTGCCTGATATCCAACTTCAATACTTTCATAATCGTGTAATTTATTAGTAAATAATCAGTTGCGGAAACAGGACTCGAACCTGTGACCACCGCCAAGTCAAAGCGGTAAGCTAACCAACTGCTCCATTCCGCGATATATTTCTTTTAAGTATATAATTCAATGTGCCTTTGCTACTTATCGAATATTTCTTCATAAGCTCTCTATAATTAGAACCCTTTGAGTATTCTAATTGAATCTGTTGTGCTAATTCATCTGAGTATTTTTTAATTGCCTCTGATGCTTTTTTAGCGCAGCGCATTCTTGTTTCTTTAGCCTTATCCATCGCATTTTCAAACGGTGTACCTATTGCTATATTCTCATACGAATTATCAAAAGAATCACCATTTAAATGTCTAACTTCAATGCCTTTGTCAAAAATAGCATCACCAAATTCTTGATAAGCCTGCAATCTATGTACATAGACCTTGATAACTTTCGTTTCACTCACCCTTATGCCAATATACATATACGGGTCACTGCCACGCGTACCGACTTTTTTACCGCGTGCAGAAAAGGCATTGCCTTGTGAATCGACATAATATCCTTTATCTTTGGCTAATATTTCATATCTGCTCTTCATATTTTAAATATTCACTTCAAAGGTACTATCACAACCAAAGATAACGAAATTTATCTTAGTCTGATACACAACAACTGTCTTATTGTTGTAAACTAAGCCACTTATCACGTTTTTCTCTGCACTTTTCTAAGGTTGCCGCACAACAGGTAAATAATTCGCCACTTTCAGCACGGTAGTCGTACTGGTACATTCTCACTTTCTTACCCCTCAACCTGGTGTTGTAGGTAGTGTAATTCTCTTTACCTGGTTGGCATACGCTGCAACCGTTTTTGTTTATTGAGTTCATAAGCAATCAGTTTATGCACACCCGAATAGAAATATACGGGTATTTTTGGTTATTTAAGCTACTTGTTTCAATTCTAATAAAGTCAGTAACTCTATGAACTTATCCTCATAATAAAGAGGTTGTGTACTTTTAGGGTTATTTGGATTTACTTGGTTTTCGCCAAAATTCAACCCTTCACCTGTTATTGACTTGAATTTCTTTGTACCGCCATTGCTTGACTGGCGACTACGTTCAACCATGAAGCCTTTTTCGATCATCTTTTGATTGAAAATCTGAGCACTGACAGCACATTCATTTTCTTTCAGAAGCTCGCCAGCAGATTTTAATACACCTTTAGATGGGGTATAATCAGGCGTTGGTAAACCTAAAGGCTCGGCAATAGTCTTTGCTAAAGCAAGTTTGCTGCTTTCATTCAGATTAAGAAAACCTGTTAACCAATCGGCTACTACAATCTTATCTTTTATCGTAGCTGATTTAAGTTGCTTCACTATTTCAGGTGCTTTGTGAAAGACTTTGCGATAAACTTCAAAAACTGAACGCACCTTTTTCACAATAAAGTATTCAAGGCATGACACTGTAAGAGAATAATCCACAGTTGCAAACTTTCCACCGTCCGGTGAATTCCGGACGGTAATGAAATCATCATTCTCTATAAAATCTCTTTTCAACGCATCTATGGCTGAATCTCTCCTTGTATATACCAACATCCAAACTTCATCCAAATTCACCGGATATTTTTCACTCGCTTTCGATAATCTTAAAATAGCGTTGAAATACATCTTTATTTCTTCGCTTGAACTTGATTTTGATAATTGATTCATAATCTATCTTTTATTAGTTAATAATGTTCTGAGTAAAAGGCAGTCCCTAAAGTCGTGCTAAGACTGCCTTTATAATATAATCGTGTATCTATTTTTGGTAGCTCGAAAACTATTTCTTTTTAGGATACAGCTTTCTTACAGCTTCAATTTTACTTTTAAGTAAGTAGTCATTCTGACAACCAAATCCGCCACAAGTGTAATTAGTGGCTTCAAACTCAAACCATTCTCTAAGAGCATCAAGTAGTGCAACCGTAGCGGGTTCAACTAAAAGAGAGTTTATTTGCTGTTGAACAGGCTTGTTAATCTGATCCGGCTTGTTATAGTGCACAAAACCGATAGGGTTCATATTATGATTAGAAACCTTTGTTTCTGTCACGCCCAATAACTGGGATAAAAAATCTTCTGTTTTCATAATTATTTATGTGTTAGTACTCTACAAATCATCTCATATACATGAGTTTTCTCAAATCTATTCAGAACTGCTATTTTCTTTGACCCGAACATCAATTCACCATTTTTAAACTGATATACGCTAATTCGCCCGCCTACAGTGTTATGCTGGTATATCTTTACTTCTTGATTTTCTGCTATTAATTCTATCATTATCGTTGTATTTATGTGTTTATACTTTTAATAGAAAAATCTCTCACCTGACTTTCTGAACAGCCTGTAACCGATATACAGGCTGCTGAATATAATTGTTAACTCTAGCATGATACTTTGAATAGAGAATGAAGAAAAGCCCTGCCAACCTCAGTCCAAACAGTGTATGTGTTAGTACCTATACTGCCATCATTGCGGGTGAAACTCTCTGTTTTGGTCTTTGTATAGCCTTTACCGCTGTAATCGGTGTATAGTAGCCATTGACCAGACTGTTTATATTGTACCCTCATTTCTTTGAGCTTCTTGTTAAGGGCTTCGCCAGAGGTGAAACCTAACTCTTTGGCTAGCTGAGTGACCGTGTAGGTGTTTACGGATCGCAAGACGTTATCAACGTATTGCACTTTAGGGGCGGCTAGTTTCAATTGTTCACTTTGCAGGCGGTTCTGCTGCTCTAACCGTTCTTTCTCTGCTTTGGATTCTTCTAAGCGTCTGTTGAGTACTTGCATGGCGTAGGCGATGGCTTCATCGTCGTTGCTTACAGTGGCTACGCCTGTTTTCAATAGCTCTTTAATGCGGTCGTTACACCATAGATAGAAATCAGGGCTTAACCATTGAGCAAAAATCAATGCCAAATCTTCATATAGCCAAGTACCTTGATTGTTACCACCCTGATTTACAGTCACTAAACCCGTTGCGGGGATTCCCGTTTTGGCTGATAATGAATCAATTAACTCATTTGTCTGTTTTAATGATAACCAATCATTGGTACGTTTATTGAATGGTTTTGCCATCTGTGTAGCGTTAATCATTGTGCTTTCACCACTCATAAAAGAAATTTCGCTACCTTTGTAGCTGTAAATAACTGGATTGTTCATATAATTAAGTTGTTTATGGTGTGCAGACGTTCGCACCGTCTGCACACATTGTTTATACTAAGCTATTTTAATTAGATTCGCTTTCTTGAAGCATCGCCAGTCGTTTGCCTCTTGGTCGAAGTACACCATTACTGAATCATTTTTCTTTCTATTATCAGTACCGGCAGTTGCGGGTATCTTTTCACTTGATAGCGTACCCCATGCAGTACGGATTTCACCACTTAACTTCTGATAGAAGAACTTAACGATACCTTTACTCATTGACTTCTTCAATTTAAGAAGTAGCCAGCTTTGTTTCATGGCTTCTGCCATTGAGAAACCGTACACCTTAACCAGTTGCCAACTCTGTTTCATTAACTCGCTCATTTGGCTTTTAAATGTTGTGCTCATACTCTTATATATTTATGCGTTAGTACTTATATCCGAAATAGTTTTCTAAATAGTCAATCTCTGCCTCAAAAGAAGCGATACACTCTGACTTGCTTTCTTCGTACATTGCTTGTACTTCTGATTCGCTCATTGATAATACCTGTTGGTATTCTCTGCACATCTGGTTTAATTCTTCTTTTGTCATGACTGTATATGTTTAGTTATCATTTTGATATTGCAAAGTAAACTATAAGTATTCATACAGCAAAAGATATATAGTTAATAAATAATAAAAAGAATAGTTTTAGTTATCTTTTTAGCATTATGTGAAAACTTTGAGTACTTTTGCTGTAAATAATCAATGTAAACTAAATATATACATGTATGAGATTTAGGATTTTGGAACTTTGCAAAGAAGTAGGAATCAACCAAACGGAGTTGGCTGATAAAATAGGGTTGTCTCGTGTCGGGTTATCAAAGGCTATCAATGGTAATCCAACTGTTGATACTCTCGAACGTATAGCAACTGCTTTAAATGTAGATATAACCGATCTATTCAAAAAGAATGATTCAGGAGAAGATGTAAACGGTTACATTAAAGCAAAAGGAACAGTTTATGAAATACATTCTTTCGATGATTTAGAGAAGGTTTTGAGACTAAAAGAAGACTAAATCCTGAAAATGTGGTTCTAAAAATCAAATTATTGGAGTAAAATTTGTTTTTATGTAGTTTTATATGTTGATTTGCGGAAATATTAACATTTAATACACGACTATGAGTACACTTAGCGCAAATACCTTATTTCATTTTACTAGGAATAAAAAAAATCTTATCAGTATTTTAAATAGTTGCTTTTATCCTAGAATATGTGTAGAGAAGGTATTTTGGTTTGATGAAAATACAGAATTTGAATGGGCAACACCAATGGTCTGTTTCTGTGATATTCCATTATCTCAAATCAAAGAACATACATTAAAGTACGGAGAATATGCTATTGGTCTAACAAAAGAATGGGCGCAGGAAAAAGGGTTAACTCCTGTAATGTATACTCATAAAAAATCACAATTAGCTCAAAGTATAGGGAATTTGATATATGAGATTAATAATATAGCAAAGGTGCTTGAAAAAGAAACTACTGTATGCTCACGAGAGAAAATAGTTAAGAATTATTTAGACATAACTTCAAATATAAAACCATACGAAGGAGTGATGGAAATTAATGGAGAATTCAAAAATGTGAGATTTTATGATGAGCGTGAATGGAGATATACAATTTCTCTATCAAACAAAGATGTACATCAAATTTTATTGAGCAAGTTTCATTTTAAAGATAAAAATAATATTAATAGTATAAATAAATCAAATGAGAAAGATGGCCTAACATTTGAACCTAAATATATTAATTATATTATTGTATCAAAAGAAAGTGAGGTCTTAGAAATAATGCGTGAAGTTCGGAATATTAAAGGATTCTTTCCCTATAATGATGTTGAGTTGTTAATGACGCGAATTATTTCAATGGAGCGTATAAATGAAGATTTTTAATATGAAAACAAAAAACACTATCACCTGTCCCAAGTGTGGTACTAAATTTAAGATGGAGGAATAAGAAGATGGAAGATAGAAATATTGAATGGTCAAAGTTGCAATTTAAAACTTATTTAGAGGTATATTTAGCCTACAATAATTCTCAGTGTCCCACAGAGTTATATCTTAGTTATTTAGTGGGTAGACCTATGCTAATGGCATTTGTATGTGAATTGGGGCTGAAAACACTTATCTTACTAAATGGAAAAGAGTATACAAAGATTCATTATTTAAATGATTTATTTGATTTAATAAGCCTTGAAAATCAGAAAGAAATAATTCAGTGTTTAGAAATGGAAGAATCGGCATTCAGAGATATATTATCAAAAAATAAAAATATGTTCGTTGAATGGAGGTATTTTACGGAACAAAAGCCTACCCCTGCCGACACAAAATTTATAGAGAATTTTATAATTGTTATAGCTATACTTTTATTAGGAGAATCTTATCTTGAAAAAGTATCAAGCTATTTAAATAAATGAATCCTTTTCTAACCACCAAACGCCCCATCCCGTCGTCAAACTGAGTATGGAGCGTTAATAACATCAAAATATAAATACTATGAATACGGGAATTTTAATTATAAATATACTTCTACTTATTGGAGAGATTATTTTAGGATTCATTTTACTATTTGGGAAATCTTATCTACAAAAGAAAGGTGAGAACACTGCTGATAAAGAGGATTCACAAGAAATAGCAATGCTCACTGAATTAGGAAAGAATATTGCTACCAAGCAAGATATTCAAGAAATTACTGATAAAGTAGAATCTATAAAAGCCAGTTATAACGAATCACTTGAACGACATAAAATAGAGCTTCAAAAAGAGTTTGAAAAGACTAAATACATAATTAATTTATGTAATACCATTGACATGTCACTTACACAACTTATAGCTGAAGCAATCAAATCAAACATTGATCCTGAATATGATGATAGAAATATCATGTATACTGCCAAAGGCATATATGATTTTCTACACATACATCAAGCACGCTACGGGGGAAATAAAGTATTAGATAAATTGAAAGATATTTCTTTTGAAATAGCAAAATTACTTGAATCGGATTATCCTCATATTTCCTATGATTATAAAAAAATATATATTGCAACACTAAACGAAGCAGCATCCTTGTTTCTTCTAAAGTTTAAATAGATAAGCCGGATTCCTCCGGCTTTCTCTTTACCCGTAGTTCAGTTTCACAGAGCAACAGTTCTAAATGAATTGGAGAAAATTATAGTCTAAATCAAAGAAAAACAGGGAATATAGTTGATTGGTTAAAACATAGTATCTATATTTGTGTAGTGTTTAACCTTTTAACACACATAATATGAGAAAGATTATATTCCTATTAACAATATTATTCTTCATTGGTTGTACTTCACAATATGATAAAATGTGCAGCGTTATACAAGATGATATTAAAAGAAACATACCGGCTCATTGGGTATATAACCCTGGAAAATTTACCATTGTTAAAGACTTAAAGTCTTCTGTATATGATACAGAAAAATACAAAAGCATATATGAGAAAAAATTGACTTATGACTCAATTTTTATTGCAGATTCTATTTCGGAGGAAGAAGCTAAAGCTGCTGGCACATCGTCTATATATCCTAAAGGATATTTTTCCATTATGAAGCTGGGACTTCCATTTGAGATGGTAGAGAAGGAAAGAAATGAAATGGAAAGCCAGCTAAAAGAATTAGAAAAAGTATATATCCCACATGTTATAGGAACTGCAATTTTTCACGATTATGTTTGTACGACTGATTTTGGGGACTCTACTTATTTATATATGTATGTAGTCGATGAGAAATCTAATATTGTTTCTAAAAAAGAGTATTCCAAGATGAATGATTATGAAAAAGGTCTGCTAAATTCAGCAGTAGACTAAAATTTAATTATTAGCAAGGATGATATAAAGAAGTTAGCGGGAAAATTATGAACTAATCAAAATAAGAGAAAACACTATGACTATGCAAAAAGAAAACGATTTTATCAAAGGCTTTCGGTTTTACATGAATAATAATGTAGATAACCTTTATGCTGCGCTAAGATGGTATAATGAATCTTGGGATAGAGTTGTACTACTTAAAATAAAAGATAATAAAATAGTCAGTATAACTACTGGTGAAAAATATGGAGACGAAAGAAAAGAAGTAAATGATTTTGTCTTTTTTGAGATTCCTGATATTTCTCTTGGAAAGACTTGGAAGGAAATAGATTTCAGTGTACATTTTGCAGATTTCAGACAAAAGGACTTGATTGAAAAAATGCAAGAGGCATTAATGGAAAAGCAGAAGTAGATATCAACATTACCCACCAAACGCCCACACCCGTCTGCCGACCAATGCGAGCGTTCAAAATAACAACTAATATTATGAACTGGATAGACACAAATACCCTAATTACTATTTGCACTTGTGCGATTGGCTTAACGCAGTTTATTTTATGGAAACATATTGCCAAAGTCAAAGCCTATGAAGCTGAGAAAGGAAAGAACCTGGCAACTAAAGAGGACATAGCAGGGATTACTAAAGAAATAGAATCAGTAAAAGCAAGTTATAACGAATCACTCGAACGACACAAAATAGAGCTCCAAAAAGAATTTGAAGCCCATAAATACACCTCTAATCTATGCAACTCTTTAGACAAGCTTTTATTAGAACTAATATCTGCATGTTTAAAAGCAGAAGCATCAGAAGAATGCTATTCAGATGAAGATAACAATCTAATATCTACGACATGTAAACTTGTCCATTTTTTAAATACTTATAGAAAAAGATATGAGTCTAATGAATCGATAAAAAAATTGTCTGATATATCCAACAAAATAAACATAGAAAATGAACATGGTACATTAGCACACAAGGAATATAGCAATGGGCACATATCATACAAAATAAATAGAGCAGATAAAGATGAATTATTAGAATATTTGGAAGCAACATTATCACTATTCCTTCCACCTTTCAAAGAGAATAAGCCGGAGCATTAAACTCCGGCTTTCAATTGATTAGCCCTTTGAATTTCAAACGATTTATAATTTCGGTGTAAAGATAGCCTATATCCTCACTAAAATCATCGTAATTTTGATACAGAAACACAACATCTTCACAGTTGTTGGAAATTGTACTTTCGGATTGAATGCCAACAACCTTCGCTATTTCTCCTCTTATCCCGTAAACAGTCTTCCCACCGGCAAGCGTACTAGGTGAAAACAAGTATAGGATAATAAAGATGAACTTCTTTCTTTGGGTGACATTTTCGAGGCATGGGGGGCAATCTCTTTCGTTGAGTATCTCAGCGAATATCTTATAGATTTCATAAATAAGGCTTTTATCAGATAGAATAGGCGTAGATATTGCATTCTCTTCTTCGGAAAGTTCTGATTTCTTGATTCTAATCTTTTTTAAGCGAATAATTCTATCAAAATTCAGTTCCATAACACGATTATTTTAAAAGTAAATAGTATATTTGCATCATAATCGTGTAAGATTTGGGAGAATTAAGCTTGGTCGTGCTCGCTGGTTCTCCCTTTCTATTTTAAAGCCCTATTTCTTTTGCGAATGGCTTTATTTCTCTTGTCTACTTCTCTGCTCCATATTGAAGCGTTATAGATAGAAGTTGCATATAATCTCAATTCCTCGCTATTAGCAAGAAAATCTACTCGTAATGCTATTTTCATTGATTCAGCATACAAGTTCTGGTCAATATAATTATCCATAATAGTTATTGATTTTACTTTCTAAAAAACATATCGCCCGAAATGGACCGGGCTGTAATACTGATAATGTTTTGGCTGTATCATTTAAAGGGTTAATAACTTTCTTCTATATCTTCGTATGATAGGCAGTAACCAAGCAGGTTCATATTTGGCTCTCCAATCAAACAATCGTCTAAATATCTGCAATTCATGCAGCACCATTCATCTGATAATCTACCCATATCTATCTTGTTATTAGTCAAACAGCTTAAATTCATACACCCAAACAAAAGGATTACGTTCCCATGTGCCTTTGTCAGATACTTTGTCTATCAGAACAGCAAAGGCTTCTTTAGGTCTCTTGAACCACTGGGAAGCGAAATAACCGCTTTCTCCATTCAAAAAGGCATCATAGGCGTAAATAAGCGGTGATTCATCAGATATTACTTCTTGCTTTACAATTCCCTCTTTCAAGCAATCTTCATCAGATATATCCTGTAGGCGTTCAACCTTAATTCCGGTTATTTTAATATGGCGGGGCATCAGGTCGGCTTTCACAAACATTTTATTTCCCCAACCGGGATATAATTTCAGTTCAGGCAATATAGAATCCAAGTATTCTAAGTAAGCTGCATTTTTCCCTTTTCTATGAAATCGGTCAACATCCATATAGCTTTGCGCAATGGCAACGACTTCACCAACCTTGTATTTAGGTTCAAATGTCATACGAATATTATCAGACTTGTCTTTCCAAATAATACAATCATCGACAATATCAAATATATCGTCAATGTCAAGGTAAGGAACAAGTTTATCAGGGATATAAAATATCCTTCTCGTCATAGTCTTCAGACCTTCTAATACAGCCTGTGTCAAACCGTATTTATCGTTGAACATTATCTTATTCATATCTATCTTGTTATTAGTCAATTAATTCGGGATTATCATGAATATTACCAAGTACTTTAATTATTCGTTTTGATGAATTCCACCAACCGGGAGATACTTGATGCCAATAACCTGTGTCCATTTTTTCGTCTAGGTCTTCTATGTTGGCTAAACAAAAACAAGCATAATCATCTATATATCTCACCAATTTGGGGTATTTACCGTTTACGCTGATTATATCCCCTTCATAGATTTCGTTGCCGTTTTTGTCGAATAAGCCTGTGAATTGTCCCACAGTTGTAGTTTCTACCTTACTTCTATTAAACATTTCAGTAGCTTCGCATCCATATTGGGAAAGTTTCTTGCTGAAAATAGCCATTTCACTACTTTCGTACTGAATCAAGTCACCAAATATCCATTCGTTATTATATAAGTTTTTACCTCTGAATTTTATTGTTCTCATATTCATTACTATCTTTATGTTATTCGTCAATTACTTCTTATTCTCCTTGCATTTCTTGCAGAGATAAAGCCCTGTATCTTCATCTCTACCCTCTGATTTCCACATATCAGACATACAATTATCGCAATATGTAGCCTCACTTTCATCTTCACATGCTCCACAAAAGTTCTTTCCCTCAATCTCGTAATGACAACCTTCGGAATAACTATCATACAATCTCTTACACACGTCACACATTTCTATCGAATCCGGTAGTATGGGGAAGTGTTCTTGTAGATACCAAATAACAGTACTTGATTGCTCTGGAGTAAGTTTAACTTTATACTCATCACCTAAAGAAATTCCTTCTGGAATATCACCCTGCAAAAAGGAATGAAACTCTTGAATCCATTCTAAATCGCTCCAATCACGATTAGAATTATTCTTTTGAAGTTTAATCTCATTCTTATTCATTTCTAAATTGTTTTGATTTATAGTAGCCCGAAGGCTACTGATTTAGTTTTTATACATTTTGCATTTACGAAGTTGTAAAGGCACAAACGTGAGAAGATATGCCCGGACATTACGCGCCTGACTTAGCATTAAATTGTAATTGTTTTCTTTTCCTTTCTGCCATTCTGCCAATGTGCCGTTTCTCATTGCGTATATCTTGCTTAATCCAAGATTGCGAAGTTTAAATGTATCGAGAATAGCCGTTGATATGTGGTTATTTACATCAACCATGTTTGTACATGATTGAATCGCTTTAATCTGCCTCCATGCTCTTTTATTGACTTTACTTGTAATTGTTTTCATAATCTTGCTCCTTTTTATTTCTGTATTACGCAAATCCTTGAATATTCTTCAAGAATTTGCAAGGTCATTACTTGGTCTTATTCACTAAAACACTTGGTCTTTTAACACTTTCGAGTTTTAGTAACTCTTTAGTTGCATCAATATCGATGAAATTAGTCCAACCAGCTTTATGTAACATAATAGCCGCTTCCCTGATTGTCAGGGAGCCGGTTATTACTCTTTCTCTTAATGATTCGAATATGCCTTTCATACTTTTTCTATTATACATTAGTTTATAATGCTAATTTGGGTTCTCGCATAGCCTGTAATACACGTTCACAGGCTGTATAATAATGCTTTCCCAAATTCTCAAATCCGATAAAATGTCTATTAGTGTTTATACAGGCTACTGCAGTGGTACCACTTCCAATACAATTATCCAGGACGGTTTCACCATCATTGGTGTAAGTCATAATTAGGTACTCCAAAAGCTTCACCGGCTTTTGGTTAGGATGAAGCGAAGAGTTCTGTGTGTCTGTTTTGAAGACTTGTATACTACGCGGATACCTTTCTGTTGAATCATAATGGTAATCCTGATTCATTGCTCCGTACACTTCTGTTTGGCAGTTTTTTGATCTGAAAGTTTTTTTTCTTTCATGACCAGATGTTTTTTGAGGATTATAGGTACATTGCTTTTTGTAGAATACACTAATCAATTCATGATTACGGAGAGGTTGCTTCTTAGCATTTAGAAAGCCAACCCCTTTTATCTTATCCCATACCCAGTCATATTTATACCACTCAATATTACTTAGTCTTAAATAGCTGGAAAAGGGTTCCGCACCAAACAATACAATAGCCCCATTGTCTTTAATGATACGTTTGTATTGTTCCCATAGAGGTTCAAACGGAATTATTATATCCCATTTACTTTGAGTGGTACCGTATGGAAGATCGCATATTATAGCATCGACACTTTTATCTGGAATACGTTTCATCCCTTCGATACAATCTTCATTGTATATTTTATCTAATTCAATCTCGCACATATCCTGTCTATTGAAATAATGTTTGTTGGACTTGCGACAACACTAGCTTATTCGCATCAGCAAAGAACTTTTTCTTTATCTCGAATCCGTATGCTTTGCGTCCTAGTTGGGCGGCTGCTAGTAAAGTAGAACCGCTTCCGGCACATGGATCAATAACTACATCACCTTTATCAGTGAATATTTCTATTAACCTACGAAGTAATGGTACTGGCTTTTGGGTATTGTGAACCTTCGGTGTTTCATTATCCTGTACCCAATCAAAGCAATTGAATATCATCCGTCCGTCGTTGTTAAACTTTGGAAGCTTGTCACGATACAACAAAAGACCATATTCGCAGTTACCAACCACTTTCATGTTTGCTTTTAAAACCTGCGATGAAAAGTTTTTTCTAAATACAAGATTTATGTATTTACCCAAACCGTATCTCTTACCAAGTTCGATATATCGGAACTGGTCTTCAAATTCACAAAAGATTATCATACATGGTGCACTTTTTTTAGTCTTAGGTTCTTTTACAAGCATTTGGCTACAGAAGTGCATAAACTCTGCCGGGCGAAAGTCTTTATCGGTATCAAAGAATTGTTTGCCCGCCTTATCACTTTCTCCGTTCTTATTATCACCATCCACATACCATGAGGGATTAGAGGCATAAGCATTATTTCCTAAATTGTAAGGGACATCAGCTATAATTAGTTGAGCTTTGGGGATTCCATAAACTTTGTAGTTCTGGAAATGATCGTTATACAATTCTACATTTTTCATTGTATTATATTAAAGTTCGTAAACAATACTCAGCTATCCAGTAGATAGCAAAATAAAATGCCGCATATATAGTTATTACTGATATTGCGGCAAAGAGGTATTTAAGAGGTTTCATCGTCTGCTTTTCCCTTTGATTTCGATTACATTAAACATTTCATTGATTCGGTCTGCGATATATTCCCCATATTTAGGCTCAAACTCTTCCGGTTGCATATTGGTAGTCATAAACGTTTTGCATATCCTACGATTGTCGTATCTGGATTGGAGAATATACTGTATTATATCCATTTCAGAACCAAAGTATTTTACCCTTGGTTCTTTCCCTACTTCGTCAATACCTAGGGCAATGCCGTTTAACCCATCGTATTTAGAAATACCATCAACTCCCTTTCTGGTGTATTGATTGGAAATGAATGTAGCTGATTCAATAGGAAATCCACCAGATAAGTAATATCCGGTTTCGTCTTTACCGTTGCTATACCTGTCGTATAATTGGATAATTTTCAATATCGTGGATTTACCAGTTCCAACAGGACCATACAGCAATAAACCTTTGTTACTATCTAGTTTTTCTGATCCCTTGATGAGATATAAAAAAAGCTCGTTCATAAACTCACGATTTCTTTCATCAACAGTGAATTCGGGGCATGCCAATAAACAGCACCTACGGAAAAGAGCTGAAGAATTCCTGAAAGCAACTGCATCATAACTTGACCGTCCGAACTTTAACGGCACACTCTGAGGATTGATTTGATTTCTGATTGTTTCCATGCTTTAATTTTAACCATTCTTGATAATCTCGTTCAGTTCCCGTAAATACAACCCCTGTCCAATTAGATTCAATTGCTCTTTCAATCTGCCGGATGGCAAACTCTTCCTCGAATTTGGAAAGTTTATCTAGCGAAAGTTGCAAAGCATAATTGAGTTTCTTCTTCCACTTAGGACTTTGCCGAAGTGTTTCCCATGCCGACATAAAAGCTATTGATGTAAAAGGAAAGATTAAAGGCTTTTCATCCCCTTCTTTCTTCTTAGAACTTTTAGGCTTTTTGGGTGGGGTGCTCTCGTGCGTATGCGCGAGACTCTCTTCTTTGTTTATAGTTTTAATATCTATAATAGGTGGGATTTGTGTTTCATCTAAACATTTTCCAGATGAAAGTACAGATGATGCCAAATTATCATCTAAGCATTTTACAGGTGTTTCTACAGATGATTCTACAGGTGGTATTTCTCCACCTTCGTTATTATCATCTGAACTTTCATCTGTAGAATCATCTGTACTTTCATCTGGAAAATAGACGGATGATATTACAGTAGTAAATGAGTAATAACAACCTATTCGCTTGTCTTTTGTCGATTGGAAGTAAAGTAATCCGGCATCGCTCAAATCACCCCTCGATTTTATTAAGGTTTTCTCTGACATATTCAAAATAGAACACAAATCAGAGTTCTTCTTTTTAAAAACATCCTTCCACTTCATTTCATTACAGATGGCTACAAGTTCGTGATAAAGAGCTTGGGCGGCTGTAGTGAGATAGGTATCATCCCGAACCTTTCGGAGTTTGGATATTAGTTGATAACTATTCATATTCAAATCGCATATATACAGTTTCGTATACTGTCAGCTACGAAACGTTTATTCAACAGGGTACAATAGACAACACGGGGATTTCCTTTAGATACAGGAACCAATTCACCGTTCTTACATTTTGAACAGGTATCTGGACGAATAACTTCTTTTTCGGGTTTCTTTGCCATAATTTAAAAATAAATATTGGTTAATTGCCTACTTTTGGACCAGACAGTCCACTTACCATTACCACCATCAACTAATCGAAGGTCTTTTACTTCTCCGAATCGTTTGACATTACCACAGAGGTCTATAATCCATCCAGCTTCTTTTGACGGATGCGGACGGATAGCCCGGCCAACAATCTGATACCACATAGCAAGAGACATCGTAGGACGTGCCATAACAATAGTGTCAAGTTCGGGATAGTCGAAACCTGTAGTCAATACTCCGACATTCGCTACTACCGGAATCTCACCGGACTTAAACGCTTCGAGTATCTGCTCGCGCTCTTTCTTTGGAGTCTCACCAGAAACAATTACACATCCAGGTATAGACCATGTTAACCGTTCAGCTTCTTTCAAGAAGCGGGTAAAGACTAAGATACCTTTACGCTTACCTCCTTGTATTGGATTCATAAGCCTTTGTACGATATGAACGAGATAACTATAAAAGTCTATTCGTTCATATTCCCGCTGAACTGATTTATCCGTATAGTCTGCACCGGTGGTATTTACTTTCAAATTTAATTCGTTCCATCCCATAGGATTCATTGGGTAGTAATTCAACTTAGAAAGAAAACCCATATCCAATAAAGTAGATACCTGTACGTGGTAGATAACTTCTTTGAAAATAGCCGGACGGGTCCGGGTGATGAACTTCAGCATAGAACCAAAATCCTGACTGGATGAAAGTCTATAAGGTGTAGCTGTTAATCCAAGAACCTTGCATTTCAATATAGAAAGAAAGTCTTTGTACATTCCTTCCTTTGGATTCACTAAGTGGCACTCATCTATTATCACGTTCTTGAAGTGTGCAAATAGTTCGGGATGTCCTTTTACGCTGCCGATGGTGGCAAAGGTTATCCGGCTTATCTCCTTTGAGTTGAAAGAGGCTGAATAGATGGAGCAATCAAGCACACCGTATGAACATAGCTTTTTGAAGTTTTGCTCTAAAATTTCTTTCGAGGGCTGAAACACCAAGGTATGTCCGTCTAACCGGTTGGCAATATCAGCAATGATAAGCGACTTTCCCGATCCTGTAGGCAATACCATGATGGCGTTAGTTTTCTTTGCCTTGTTGCTGAAGAAAGAAACGGCTGAATCAGATGCTTTCTGTTGGTAATCACGTAATATGTAGCTCATAACCCTTTCTCTTTTCGTAATTTCTTATTAAGTGCTTTGTAATACTTGATAAGCTGCTCATAATCAAAATCAGACTTCTTAGAAGTACCGGCAGCTTTCACTTTCAGCAAGTCGAATTTCTGTTGTCCAATTTTGGCTATCAGATTCACCCGATATCCTTCCAGATGGTCAGCTTTGAACCTATTGCAGTGACGGCATTCGGCATGGCAGTTATTTTCATCGAAACGTGTGGCCAAATGCGTGCGACTGAAATAGTGCCCGCAATCGGCTTGCTCAAACGGTTTTATCTGTCCGCAACTGATACAGCGAAAATATCCGTTCGGCATACAATCACGAAGCCGGATAAAGAGAGAGAACTCCTTATCAAGTTTAGCTTTCAAATCCGGCTTCTTCTTTACTGTTACCCCTGCTTTATCAAACAGAGGTAAAGGCTTGTCTTTCTTCTTAGCCTTGGTTCGTTTTATGTAATATGGCATTCTACTATTGGTTTACATAGTTCAATAACTCGCTTACAATCATCCACATCGAACATTCCTATATGGCAAACTTCACGGGGTATATTCAGTGGGTTAGATAGCCATAAGTAAGCTTTGTTTCTGTTCGAGGTATTGGGAATGTGTTTCTTCCAAATCTTATTGATTAGGCCTGTTTTGGCAATCTGGTCAAAATAGAAGTGAGCTTCTTTCTTTGCTTTCCTCAATTCCGCATTTGCCAAACGTCCTAATGCTTGGTCTGTACCCTTATGTACACCAACGTAAGCTCTACAATCACGACACAGATAAATCATGCCGTAGGAACGTCCGTAGATTATGGAACTATCCACGTATTCGGTAGGCTTGCCACAATAGGGACAAATCTTACCTGTTATAATTTCATCCATAATTTTCCAATTAAAAGCCCCGAAAGCGTATTCTCCGGGGCACAACTATTATTCACTAACTCTTGCCATTTATGTGTGGCTCACATTTATGTGGGACAAGCAGGAGTCGAACCTGCACAAGTATCGTCCGGATAGGTTTTCGATTAAATTTACTCACACATCCCCGGCACCGGTCTTGATGACATCCATTCTTATGTACACTCAGAATTTCCGTTCATTTAGTCTTAGCGCCCTATGACCATTTTGTCCCATGTTCGCCTGCCAATCTTCACAGATAGGCAGGCTGGGGTAAAAAGGTTAACAAAGCTATCTTAATAACTCATTTTTCCGAATAATAGCCTTTCCTGTAAGAATCGTATCTTCTGTATTGTGAGATAATGTACTTTGTTTGATACCTATCTGACCTTCGGATAAATGCCGGAAGATACCTGTTACCGAACTGAAGTAATAGTTCCGCTTTTCAAATATCAGGTAGACATGGATTACCTTTGTTTTTCGCATTATTTAAAATCAAAACTTCCAAATAGCTGTTATTTGGAATTATTTGTACTTCTTGATTGTTGAGAGAATATCTTCAATAGGCAGTGATACCGCTGTTTTGCCTGGTTCTTCGTATTCTTTCAAATACTCATAAGCATCAGGAAATTGTTCTTTTGCTCTTTTAAATGTCCTCAAAGAAAGAAGGGCTGATACAATTGAATTGTAAGTCTTTTCTTTTTCATCGTTTAGTTTATCAATCTTTATCCGCAGTTTATCAAGATGTTCAATGACTTGACTACCGACTTCGATATGCGGATACCAAGATGATGAAGCAGGAAAATATGATAGCTTCTCAATCCTAATTTCATGTTTACCGGAGTAGAGGGTTGCGCAGGATGATTTCTGAAAGCAACTTTTATGTTTTTCAAAACAATCTTTCAAATCTTTAGGTAGAGAGTTCTGAATCGCTTCCTCTGATATTATTTGTCTTTCATCTGATAGTGACTTTATCTTAGCAACTATCGGGGCTACCATCTTTTCGGCAACTTGTTCAGATATGGTTCTTGTTATATTCATAATTAAATAAATTCTTTGTTACATTCAGTTTCTTGCTGGGCATATATCAGCATTTGATGTTCATTCGCAGCCGGAAGGTAAATACCTGCCTGTGCCGCACTCCAATTGCGGAAGCGGTCAATGCTCAAAGTCATTTCACCTGTTGTCAGTTCGGCAGAACTGCGCAAATAGGTTACTTCATTGCCTTTTTTGTTGACCGTTTTACGTTCAAACAAATCACGGTTGCAAGTCCTCTTATAGAAGTCAATTTTTGCTTCGTCAAGGCTGCAACCATACTCACTACCGAAATACCCTAAAAGAAGATGTAAGTAGCTGTTTTGGGCAAGCGTACGGTTAGGTAACTTCTTTTTTACTTCCACCACAGCACGCTCTTTAAACAGCTTGTTTACATACTCTTTAAACTTGGGTACTTGGTATTCATTCTTCAAATCAAACAGCATACTTTAGAAGGGTAAATCATCCTTAGCATTGCCATTCGCATCAGCAGGAGGTGGAAAATCCTGCGATTGTTGATAAGTCGGCTGTGGTGCTGGTTGTTGTATTGGTGCAGTCTGTGGAGACTGGGATACACCGCCACGTCCTTCTATTTTATAGCACCGAATGGACGCCATACGTTTAAGCTCTCCATCCTGATTCGTCCAAGAACGTCCCTGTAAGACAAATGATACAGTAACAATATCACCCTGATTAAAGCGGTCAAGTTCTGTACACTTGTCACCCGAAAACTCTAAGGGAATAATGTTCTCATACTCGCTACGCTCTCTCGTATAAGGGTCGTAAGTGGTAGCATCTAAAATAAATTCCCGTTTCGTAAATGAGGAACCACCGTTTTTAGATGGAATTTGAACGGTTTGTCCGATTTCGATAATTCTTCCAGTTATTTGATTTTCCATTAATTTTCTCCTCCAAAAATCTTTTTATCGGTTATAAGTTCTCTATTTTCTTCCAAGAACCGGATAAATTCCTCACAATGGCTAGTAAGAATAGGTATATCACGTTCGGGGTTGAAAACGTATGTTTCTGTATAGGTATCTACCACAGAACCGCCTTTGTTGAACTCTACGATATTGTACTCAAACGTTCGCACATCCGATCCGTTCTGCATAAGAGCATAAGGATAAACTAAATGTTGGTGATGATCTTTGAATTTCCCTATAGTGTAACTGCCGGTTGTCTTGATGTCGTGGACGCTGGTAGGCATCAGTTCATCAATCAGACCGTAAACTAACACATTGCCGTATGTGGTGGGCAGAATGGCTTCTACCCGTTGTTGGGTCAATGCTCCTTTGTAATAATTGGCAAACTCGCGGCAAAGGTCAATGTGAAAAGTGAAAGTGCGATTGTTGTAAACGGCTTTTATCCCATAAAGTGTTCCATCATCATGATATACCCTGCTCATTTCCATTATAGAAGATTTACGGTTCTCAATCATACAATCAATGATTTCATTGAAAGCTGTGCCACGGTCGGCAGCTTCACTATCGAACGGCTTGCGGTTGATTCGGTCTATCAGTTCTTGAAACTGCAATTCGTGAAATTCTTCGGGAGTATGGGGAGGATTTTCACTCCATCCCCAATACTTATCCCAAATTACATCACTATTCAGATACCCCCAAAAGGCATCAAGAATTGTAGCATAAAAGCGGTACTTAAGCTGCATCTGAATAGGTTTTAGTTTCTTTGTCAAATACCAACCCCAAAGAGTTTACTTTGGCTGCAAACAGGCTTCTCGCTTTCATTAGAGAACTACCAACGTGTTCAAACTCATTGATATGTGAAGCGAACTCATTAGCGGAGTTGGCATCGGAGATAAATTCAATGCTTTCTTTTATTTCTTCTATCACCTTGTCATACTTTTCCTGCGCTTCCTTCTTAGCCGCCAGCATACTTAAATATGAATTGATTATCTTAGTGGTGATAAAGTCGTTCTTTGTGGTCGGATTACCGTTCTTATCGACGATAGTAGGCACCTCCATTACAGAAGGTAGATTGCAAGTATTCTTACCGTCATTTCTTGAAGTCGGGTCAAAGGTTATAGTACGTCTCTGTATGCCTCTCTCGCTCTTCATTTCAAGATAGCCAAGCAAATCCAGTTCAGTAACGATGGAGTTGTAGGACTTCTCACGTAAGGCAGGAATGAACACCGTATCATCACCTTCTTTTCTCGTATCACGGTGGGCGACAAAAATGATATGTTTATTCAGACTTGAGAGCGTTCTTGTCATCCAAGAAAATTCAGCATTGATACCACTCCAATCCCTGATAGACGGTTGGCGGCTACCACATTTATAAGTAATGATAAAGTCCATCATCTTACCGATAGTATCAACAACGATTGTCTGATAGCCTGATAAATCTTCTTGCAAGACTTGTTGAACATCACTCCAAGAAGTGACCTGTACTGTGTCTATGTTTTCCAAATGTGCCATATTCATACGTTTCACCCCGTTATCGAAATCCAATAACAAAGGTTTCGGAGCACTCAATGCTACCGTACTCTTTCCCATACCGGCTTGACCGTAAATCATCATTTTTACTGTGGTAGGGATTGCTAATTCATTACTTTTTTTGATAAGACTCATAATCGTAAAATTTAAAGGGTTAATTATATTCTTTGTTCTTTAGGATCAATAGCGTAAAGAAGCACATCACAAGCATTGATTGCATAAGGAGACATTTTCGTGGTTCCGGTCTTTTCTGCCCGTATTTTCTTTTCTGCTATCAGCTTTTCAAGTCTATAGCGACCGCCTACAAACTCTTTGGCCTGCTCTTTATTGAGAGAAACTCTGCTACCTATTCGATAGAGAGTATTTAGTTTTGCTTCTGCGTTCATTCTAACCTCCTTACTCTTTCAATAGTTTCAACTCTTGTTCTTCTTGCCCTTCTCATATCACTCTGTTCGTGATAAAGTGAAAAAGAAAAAAGGCATAAAAAGCAGCAAGCAACTGCAGAACGAGCAATAGGAGAGAAGTCCATAGTAAATTTCATTCCTGTCATTCGTTCATAAAACATTGTCGCCAGCTCTCTTCCGTTTCTAATTCGAAGAATTCTGAAAGCCTCTTGCAGTTGGTTATTTATCGTACTCAACGCCCTGCATTTCATCGAAGCTATCTCTTTCTTCTCATACCCCTGTGCGTACATTCGTGCTGTAACCTCACATTCAGGTGTAAGTTCTGTTAATACTCTTTCCATAATCGTGTAAGTTGATTGGTTACGCAGTTCTGGTAACTATAACAATGCCTTTTTCTTTGAATGATTCAGACTTCCATTTCTTGCCTTCATTGTAATGTTTGGCGTTCAAAAGGGATACATTGTTACGAATTGTCTCTAATGAAGATATTGGCAACTTGATTGTTGCTCCTTTCTTCATGGTTTTCATTTTTTCTTTGTTACTTACTTTTTCCATAAGCTGTTTTTTTAATTAGTGATTGTGGATAAGCCTCGATTCGAACGAGGATGAGCTTTACTGCTAATAAGCGAGAGTTCCGGCATACGTTCCGTGCGTCTTCCAATTCCGCCACTTATCCATGTTTGCCACACTAGCGCTCTAATGTGGACTTTGATATTCTTGTTCTTTTATTGATAAACATTCACTCTCACGAGCTACTTTGTTCCCGGATACCGAACCAACGGACACCGGGATAGATGCAGAACATTTAAAAATCAAATAAATACAGGGGCTTAAACCCTACGACGTCCTTTTCGTCGGCATCATTGGTTAAACATAAAAAGAAAAATCTCTGTGAAGGAACCCGGACTCGAACCGGGATGATGAATCTAATCTGTACTATCGCACATACATCCGTTAACTACCTTCTGATACCATATAGGCATAAAATACTACTTAGTCAGTAAGGGTATCATCTATAACGGTTACTAATTAGCGTCTACCAATTCCGCCATTCCTTCAAATAAAAAAAGATGCGCTATCTTCGCAGACCGCGCACCCGTACAACACAAACACAAAATAAAACACGATAAAAACTACTATATTTTTCAGAATCCGCCCGGCTGGTTTCCCTAACTCACAGTACTGACTTATTGCAGGAACCTTATGCCGGATTATCGGTCTACCTTTTTGCGGATTTCTACTTTATTTACCTATACTTTATTTTTACATTTAGATAAGTAATCTCTAAATTCATTACAATTTTGTTCACAGCATGCAACATCACTTCCGTATTTATAACACTGATATTCAGTGACAGCATATTTGCATTTTGATTTAAAATTACTAAAAGAGCGTTCCACTGCACAACCAAGAACCTTCTCTTCTATATCAGCTTTTTGTTTAGCGGCTTCTTTCAAATTTTCACTCATATTTGATTTGTTATTAGTTAATTCTGTCAAGCCAATCACGAACGCATTTTTCTGCTTCTGAATAATTAGAAAATATCTTTTCTTCAACAGTTAAACGCCATCGCGACAATTCGCCACGAATTATTCCTGCATCATCCTTCCAAATATTTAACGCTCCATTGTTTCCGGCAGCAGTACATGCGAATCCGAGTTCAAGGGTCGGTTTAATATTACTTGTATCATTAATCCAGTATGAATCAATATCTCGATTAACCCCTGGCAATCCTACTAACTGGCAGAACGGTTCTTCTGTTTTAACACTTATATTTTTACTCATTACTGATTTGTTTTACTATAATTTTATTCATGGTTTATACGAATGACTTCGTATCCAAGATTTTTATAATGTTCTTCAAAGTAGTCTGCATTATGGCTACCCGTAAACGATGTTTCAATTCCGTCTACTTTTAATATATACGAAAAATGACCATTTATGATGGTGCATATTTTTTCTTCTTTATTCATACTTATTCTTGTTTTACGCCAATCCTTGAAAATTTTTCAAAGATTTGCAAGTTTCTTTACTCGAATACGATCCTATTCATGTAATTCTGTATAGGCTATTCTAACAAAGGCGAAAGTCCCGATACATATAATACCCATTATAACAATAGACATTAATTTCATGGGGCTAGATGTCGTAATAGCCCCATATAGCATACCAATAGCACATAAGGCTAAAATTATGGATAAAATAAACTGGATTAGTTTCATATTCAATCCTCCTTTTCGATTTTAAACCCTTTATCTTCGAGATAACTAATTATGGTATCTTCGCTTATCTGATTTAGGACTTCTGTTTCATCCATTTCAGAAACCAAACTAGATGTATCGAAATACTCTACGCAATCAGATGCATTCACTAGCGATAATAAACTATCTGCATCTACTTTTGAATAATAATGTGACATAATCGTATAATTTAAAATTTGTGCCCTATCTGATTCTCACTATCAGTTGCCAGTTTCAAGCTGTCAATAGGGCTATATGTTAAATCACTTAGATAGCGTTATAGCTCGCCTAACCTGCTATATGCTTACTGATAAAGACTTTTCGGACTTCCAAGTGATGTTTATAACTAATTCAAACCTTCAACCAGTCACGGCATTTCTGCTATGGTTGAATTTCTTTTCGTATTAACCAAAATGTCAAAGAGCTAATCAATAGAACCCTGCCCGATTCTCGCTATCGGCTGCCGTTCAATCCGTCAGCAGGGTAGGGGTGTTATGCGTATCGGCTCAATCCTTGAACCATACAGAGGGCATCGTAATCCATACCATCATCTTCTTTAGCATCAAGTCCTAAAATTGTTTGGTAAGTCTCTATTTCTTCTTGTATCACTTCTATGATGTCAGCCTTGCAATCTACGTTGTAAACTCTACGGGCTGTTGCTTCGTCCATATTCTGAACATTGTCCAAGTCACTGTATAAGGCGTTCAAGCCTTGTTCTAATTCGTAATGTGTCATAATCATGCAATTTTTAAAAGGTTAGCTTTCTTATAGCATCTGAACTCACCTACTTCTGTATCGAAATAAGTCTGAACGGTGTCGTTCTTAGCCTTTTTATCAGTACCGGTTACTGTGGGCATGTATTTTTCGCAAAGAGTACCGTATGCTTCACGTACAGAACCATTGACTTTCTGAAAGTAGAACTTTACGATCCGGTTTTTCATTTCAGCTTTCAGCTTCAAATTAGTCCAGGCTGTTTTCAAAGCTTCTGACATTGAAAAACCGTTCTTCTTAACCATTTGCCAAGCAAGGCTCATGACCTCTTTCATCTGATTTTTAAAATTCGTGCTCATAATCGTGTATTTTAATATGTATGTACTATTTTATCCTATCAACCTTTTTTCTATCTTTGTATCGTGATTGAATGATTGATGATGCAAATATACTATCTTTTTAGATACCATAAAACGAAATAGTATCTTATTTGATACTATAAAACATTATTTAACTATTTGAGTAGTTTATACCTTATTATAATATGAAGAAAGAAAATTGGGCTTTAGTATTGAGTATTGTATCTGTTGTAATAAGCATTATTGCGATATGTATTTCTTGTCCCCACAAAGCGGAATTGGGATTTGATTATCAAGGAGTAATAGTAGGTATATTAGCATTATTAGTAACAATGCTAATTGGTTGGAATATCTACTCTATTATTGATATAAGAAAAATAAGAGAGGAATTATTGACAACGAAAGTCAATTCTGTATTCAATGCAGAAAAAAATAATGCAATAACCTGTCATGCAGTATCCGATTATTATTACCATGTTCTATTAAAATCAGACCCTTTGGGTATTGAATATCAATTTCTTTATTACAGAATAAGTGAATTGTTCCATGTATCAAACATAAGAGATACAGAAACTTGTAATGTAATAGTCAAAGTTTTATTGGAAATGATTAAGTCACCTGAGGATATACATATTCTGCAAAGTTGCAAGGATAGACTTATTGGGTTATTGTCAATGGTTAACGAAAAGGAGAAAATAGTAAAGTATAATGAATTAATGTCAGCTATTGCAAGGCTAGGAACTACCCCCCGCGACAGTAGGCAGTCTTAAAATAAGCTTCCGCATATTCATCTGCGGTACATTCCGATAGTGACACCATAACGATAAAGTAAAGCGACCAACTCAAAAGTTGCGGTTTGAGGTGAAGTCGTCCATATAGACCCTTACGGGAACAGTTAAACAATTTAGTCGGTATCATCCGCAACTTGATTCCGATGCAAATATAGGTATCTTTTTAGAAACCTCAACCATTTAATATAAATATTTTATGAGTGATTCCGCAAGAGATCGATTCCATAAAGTTATGGATATGTTAAATCTAACCGACTATCGTGTTTACACTGATATAGAAGGAATAACAAAAAACATGATGGTAAAGCTTAGAAATGGAGAAACAGAAGAAGTATCTATTAAAATTCTATCCCCATTTTGCAGAAAATTTGAGAACGTAAACCCTGATTACATTCTGACAGGAAGAGGTGACCCATTAAAAAAGCAGGAGAAGGCGTGTATTATAGCTGACAACACTAAAGGATCATCTATCCAAGAGTCTTTCCCATTTGAATATGACTATAAAGTTATAGACTTCTTCAAAGATTATTATAGCTATCTAAACTACCAAGAAATAGAACCAAATATACTGGACAAACAACTCACAACACTAACAGAAGAGGAATCTGCAAAAATAGCGGGAATTATGAAATTAGATTACGAAGACTTTACGAGGGGGATTGAAATTGTCACAGGTTCGACTCATACGGGAAAACTCGTGCCTGTATATAACGCAAAAGCTGCAGCTGGTAATGCGAATGTAGATATGTACGGCTCTCGTACAGGGTGGGTAAATGTCGGAGATCTGCTAAAAGATAGTGAAGCATCTCTATATGTTTATGGAAATAGTATGATACCTGGCTATCCTCCTGGAAGTCTTATTGGGATACGTCCACTTAATGAATCGTTTATAGAACCGGGAAGTGTATATGTTGTGCAAACAGAATCAAACAGATATATTAAAAGACTCTATTACAATAAGGACAAAACAGCACTTATATGCATGTCAGACAATCACATAAAACATGCAGATGGTCCTATGGAAGGTGACTATTTTTATCCTCCATTTGAAATCCCAATTCCAGCTATTAAAATAATATACAAAGTTACAGGGGTAATAAAAAGAAATAGCGTTTCATCTACATAGCTATTAGTTCCCCGATTTATTCAATGAATTAAAAAACAAACTAAATAAATAGACATAATGAAAAAGATTTTATTATTAATGATGGCTATTCTATTAGTATCATTATCGTCTTGTGATGAAAGTGTATCGAATGGTAGAAGAATATACAAAGCGTATTTTAAACATATATTAAAGGACCCTGACTCTTTTACGGTATATGACGAGAAATATACTAAAGATGGAGAATATACAGTGAATTGGGAATTAGATTACGGGGCAAAGAATTCGTATGGCGGAATGGTAAGAGAGCAAGTTTCATTCACTACAATTGGAAATTCCATCTTTATAGATGGAACTAGCTATGATGTAAGGGACTTTAAATAGGATTCAAATTTTATTAGTCAACTTTATAAAATATATTATTAACATTTCAATTCTACCTTAAAAATAGCAATTGTATAGTAGATTGTTTTTTGAAAAGCTTAGAAAAGAGTAGTTAATATATTAGTAATCAGTATAATAATAGAGCCGCTACACGGGACTTCGTAACGCGTAGGTCGCCAGTTCAAGTCTGGCTAGCGGCTCTCAAATTAGAACGCTGATTATTATTTAATAATCAGCGTTCTAATTTTTACAGGATTTCCTGTTCTTAAAAAGGAAAATCCTGTGTATGTAATAGATGTGAAATATAAAAATGTAATCTATGTTGAGTCGTATCATTGTTTTAGTTGTCGCCGGAGTAGCTGTAGTCTATATCGTTCGCTTTATAGATAACTTCTTCTCCCAGCGTAGAAGATAAAACTAGCTTTCAAACATTCTGCTGCGTGCGAGCATACAAGCGCCAACGATGCCGGCTTTGTCTTTCAGCTTAGATGTGATGATGGCTGAATCTTTATTAACCAGATTTAGAGAGTACTTGCGTACGGCTGGGTTTTTGGGGTGGGT